ACCAGCGCCATAGCTGAATCGTTGTGCTCTGCGAAGACCGAGAAGTCTCGTTGGTTGGGCTGGATCACTGGCGGGCTTCCTTAAGCACCTGGTTCGCGAGCATGTACTTGTCAACAGTGAGATCCTCGATCTGTTCGCGGGCTTCGGCGTTCGCGTGCCACAGGCTGGTGACTTCGTGCATCAGCGCTAGCTTCTGCTTGTTCTTGTCAGAGATGTCGGACCGTAGCTCGAGAGTCTTCTCGATTAGATTCATGGTCTGGGAGAGCTCTTCCGAGTTAGCCGGCCCACGCAACCCTCCGCTACGAGTGAGCGCATACTGCCGGAAGAGATTGTCAACCATCTCGTCCGGCGCGCCCCTGGTCGTCATCATCCGCGCGACAATGAAGCCGCGTCGAAGCACACTCATACTCTCAAGTGCCTCGTCATACCCATCACCCATTTGAAGCATGCGCGTCGTAATGTTGCGCACCTCTCGAGCCGTGGCGTCCCGCCCCAATTCAAAGCCAAGCCCCGTGGTGTCCGCGTCCTTCCGAGTCGTGCGAAGTCGGATGATGTCCGACTCCGCTTGCTTGATCAACGCAGCGCCGCGCGCCTTGTCCTTGCCGTCTTCACTGTTCAGGAGCGTCACGCCTCTGCGCATGTCACCCATGGCGTGCTCCCGTGCGCCGGCCATGTCGTGGCCATTCTGAGGATCGAGGTACGACGACTTCGCCACGACGAGGGCGAAGTAGTCCTCGATGCCCAGCCCTTTGCCTTGGCCCAGCACCTTACCCTCGGGCACGTCCTCCCAGAGGCTCATGAGGGCGACGGCCTTGGTTCCTCGCAACGCAGCGTCCTTCAGCGGATCACCAATCTCGGCAGGGAGTGCGTCGAGGAATGCGGACACGTCGCCCCGGATCTTGATTCCGCCCAACTCAAACATACGGTTGAAGAGCGAGTGCTCTCTCCCGGAGTACGCATGCTTGAAACCGTCTCGCGTACGCATCAGCTTCTCGGAGAACGCGCCCCAGCGAGGAGTGTACGGGTGGATCATCGGCTGGAGGAAGCGCTTCAGGTTGTCCCCGAGCAGACGGTTCCCGTCCCGGTACACCTCGCCGGTCAGGCTGTCAGTCTTCGAGATCATTCCGGTGGTCAGGTTCAGCAACGGCGCGGAGAGCGCAACGTTGGAGAGGAGGTTCACCCCGGTGCGGACCGTCTTCGACAGGGGGGTGGAGTCACCGTGGTCGTCCCACGAATCGGCCAGCCCGTTGACGACACCCCAGCCGTTGAAGACCTGGCCGAAGATGTTGACCGCGGGGTTACCCACGACCATGGCCTGATTGTCAGGCATGGGCACGAACTGGTTCCCGATCATGTTCAGCATCCCACCGGGCTCCGAGCTCATGAACTCGAGCGCTTCGTAGGGATCCTGCCCCGAGGCGCCGATCGCCATGAGGTTGCGGGAGAGCGAGGTGCCCGCCATCGCGGCCATTCCCGAGGGGTTGTGACGCATGCTGTTCAGCGTGATGCGGGCCAGCTCAAACGGGAAGCTCACGATGGGCGAACCGAACGTGGACTTACCAACGCGCTGGGCCATGCGGCCGATCGCGCTGTTGCCCACCTGGGAGTAGGTCTGCATGAAGCGATTCACTCGAGAAGCTGCCGCCTCGGGAGACATGCCCTTCTCCTTGACCAACCAGGTGTACGCCCGCAAGCGGTTCGTGTTGCCGAGGTCGCCGTAGAACGTGGCGCTCATGCTCTCGATATCTCCGGTGCGCCCCTTGTGTCGACCCACGAATGCGTCCAGCACGTTACCGCTCCGTGCGAGGAGCTTCCCAATGCTGCCGAGGTTCGACTCGGTGACCTGGCGAATGGCGAACTTCTCCTTGAGGAGCCGCGCCTCTTTCGCGCCGTCAATCTCTGGGTCGGCAAGGAGCTTGTCGATGTCCCGCTCGCGCAGCATCGCCTTCTTCACGTTAGCGTCCTCGAAGGGCGCCATGAACACCTGCCCTGGAGTCTTCTTCGATCCGTAGATCGCTTCGACATCCAGCACGCGGCTCTCCGAGGCTAGTCCGGTCGCCTCGAAGATCGACTCGTCAACCACGCCCAACTCAATACCACGACGAATCTCCGGGTCAAGGTCGTCAAACGAGATCTTGCCGGTTCGGAGGTCGCGGATCGTCCGGAAGGCGTCCGAGCCCATGCGCCATCCTTTGAACGACAGGTTGATGTCGCTTCCAGCGGCCATGCGCGTGAAGAACAGGGTATCAGATAGGAAGTTGCCGATCTGGGTGGCAGGGTTCCTTGCGATCATGTTGTACGTGATCGCGCTTTTCATGTAGTCGTTGAGCTTGCCGACCACCGCGCCAGCATTGTCGATCAGTGCGGTCAGCCCTCCGCCGGCGAGGAAGGATTGAGACTCCACTGCGCCCTGGATCGAGTTCGCAATGTTGCTCATCTCAGAGTAGTTGTCCATGTGACGCAGGACGGAGCGGTGGACGTGCTTCCCGGAGAGGGAGCCGAGCTTCGGAGACTCGGGGAGGCGCTGGAAGCGGTTCGCTTTGTTGGGCTGTGCCCGCACGAAGCGACGGAACTCCTTCTCGGTCATGCTCGTACCGGGCCGGTCGAAGCCGTTGAAGTAACGGATCTGTAGCATGTCCTCCATGAGGTTGCGCATCTGGACGAACATGCCAGGGCCCGGCTGAATGAAGTCGGCGCCCAACTCCGCTGCCTCTTTGCCGAGTGGTCGCAAGATAGCGAAGCTCGAGCCGGAGGTCGTCCTACCAGTGAAGGCTCCCGCTTCGTCGAGCAGCTCCTTCTTGCCCGACACTCCGTAGTTCGTCTTGATCCACTTCTCGGCGTCGTCCACGTTGCGGAACTTCCGCGTGATGGGCCGCCCGCCCTTCGGGTAGATCTGGGCCTTGACCTTGGAGATGTGGCGCTGTGAGGCCAGCTCTCCGAGAGACACGCCCTGGATCGGCGAACCCTTCAGGGAAAGGTCGACGCCGTCGGTGCCGTAGAGCCGGGGCAGCTCGGTGCTGCTGAACAGCCGCGGAGCGTACGGGCCGATGAGCTTCTTGAACTGCTGCTTGTCGATCAGCCCCACGTCCGCGAGGTCGCGGAGGAAGCTCTTCCGGAAGTTGTCCGTGTTGTCCCAGATGGCCTGAGCGGCGAGGTCGTCCGTCTCAGGTGCAATGTTCTGGAAGTACTCCTCGAAGCGCTTGTCCTTTCGCAACAGGGCGAGTGGACGAGAGATCCCGTGGTCGCGGGCAATGATCGCCGCGGTGTTGAAGAGCTTCTGCTCGTCAGGGGAGAGGCTCTGCATCATGCGCTGGAGGTTGTCCACCTTCTTGGTGTAGCCCCGAGCGAGGAGTCGCTGCTGCAGGCCAAGCGCACGAGCGTCAGCGGCATGGTCTCGAGCACGACCACTGGTGATCCGCTGGGCTACCTCTGCTTGGAGGCCCCACTCCGCGGCTCCGGAGATCCCATTGACCACGGAGAACCTGTTGGCGCGCTCGGTAGTGGCCTTGCGGCGAATCTCGTCCCACTCACTCTTGAGGTTCTTGCGTACCTCAAAGCCAGTCTCGAAGATGTTAGGGAACCCGCCGTCGATCGCGTCCATTTCGCGGGTGTAAGTCTCGATCATGTCGTCCACGATCTTCGCTCCGTCGGGGATCTCCGGACCGTCGGGGCCGTCCGGTCGGATCAACCTCTCGCGGAGCTCGTCGAGTTCGCCCTTCATGAACGCCCGCCCCACGTCCTTGCGTTCCGAGATGTTCCGGCGCAGCTTCTGGGGGGAGATGTGTCCGTCACGGAGGTCGAGGCGGATCGCGTCGGAGAGACCAGGCTGCTCGAAGAACTCAGAGATCAAGCGTCGCTTCATCTTAGTGGCGCCCGCCTCGAGCGCGTCGGAAGGATCGTCGAACCTCTTCCCCAACTCCGCCAACCGTCCCCAGAAGGCCCCTTCACTCTCGAGCGGGTTCCGCAGAGAGTCGTAGACCTTGTGCCGCCCATGACGTACCGCAAGGAACTGCACCATGTGCTCCATGGGGTACGTCTCGAACATGGGGTTGTCCCGCAGTCGAGTGCGATCGAGCGGGGTGGAGGAGTCGAGGGTTTCTTGGCGGATCGCTTTGAGCTGTGAGACTCGAGTCAGAGATCGCTTGCGTGCCTCGGCAATCAACGGCAGCTCGTCGGGTCCAGCGCCAGCCTTCATGGCGGCGGCCGTTCGCAGTCTGTTGGCTTCAACCGTTCGAGCGTACACCGTGAACTGGTCAAGGTTGGCTCGAGCTTCCGCCCCCACCGCCCGACGTTGGAGGGTGGCCTTCTGGTAGTCCGTCATCCACCTAAGCGCTTCCTGCTGATACTTCGCTTGGGCGAGTTCACGACGCTGCCCGGGGAACATCTTCGCCATGAACGGGAGATTCTGCGCCGTCATGGCCTCCGGGGAGAAGGGGAGCTGGTCGAGGGACAGCGTGGGATCGGAGGCAATCGAGTCCAGTAGACCACGATCGTTACCCATGATCACCGGCACGTCCTTACGGCCCGCGCGGAAGGTGAAAGTCTTCCGCGCTTGCTGACGCAGCGTGGAGAAGATCGATCCGTTGTTGACCCAGTTGCGGGTCACACCGTCCAGTCCCAGATCGTCGAACATTTCGGTGAGTCCACGTTGGTCAATGTGGTGGACAATCTCCGAGGCGGTACGCGCCGCCACTTTGAGTTGGCCTTTGTACCAGCCAAGGAGACGTTGGTTCTTCATGTCCGGGGTGGCCTCGAGTACAGCCTGTCGCGAGCCAGAGATGTAGTCCAACGCATCGGTCGCCGCACGCACTGCAGCGGTTCGCTGTTCCGGTCCGACTCCGCCGATCTTGTCTTGGAGCAGAGTCGTGGTTCTGCGGACGGTATCCACAGCGTCGGGACTATTCCGGAAGGCCTGCTCGAGCACGACCTTCGCCCTGTGCATGGTGGTCATGCGACCGAGGCGACCGAGAGTGTTGTTCTTGAGGTTCTTCAGCCCGATCCCCCCGACGAATCCTCCGGCAGAGCCTACGACCGCAATGTTCGCGAGGTCGTCGGGCTTCTCCATGAGCATCTGGGTGGTGCCCCGTACGTCGCGGCCGAACTGCATGGCGGCCAGGCCAATGGTCTCTTTCCAGGTGCGCGCCAAACCCATGACGCCTCCACCAGCTTCCTCACGAAGGTTCTTCACCGTCTCAGTGTAGGCCTCGAAGTCAGTCTGGGTCGTGCCAGCTAGGATCGAGTTATCCAACCGGCGTCCGAACTCCTCGGTTCGAGACTGTTGGAACGTCTCGCGGATCGTGGAGGGCCCGAAGCCCAGGTGGGCGTACTTATCCACGCTGTCTGCGGCCACTTCGTCGGCGAGCCACATGGCAGCTTGGCGGAGAGGGTTGCCGCGCGTGTTGAAGATGCGCTCCGACGCTTCCTTGGTCAGGCCCAAACGAACCCGCTCCCCGTCGGCGACTTGCGTAGTCACCGCATCCAGGTCGGACAGCCACTTGTTGGAGTGCTTCGTAATGGGATTCGAGGGCATGGCCAGCTCCGCGTCGTCTTCGCCCTCTTGTACAGCGGCAGCCATGCGTTCCGAGGAGTCGCCCATCACGGCGCCGATCGCTAGGTTCGCCCTCATTGCAGCGACAGCTCCAGCACGGGCGATCTCTTCGTCGGTCCGAGCGTCAAGGCTGGAGAGCAGCTCGCCGTACGTCTTGATTGCAACGCCCACAGCATCTCCCGCTTCTCGGGAGTAGCTCATCATGTACGCGCCGGTGGCCTCGAGAACGATGTCGATGTTCTCGCCAGCACGGTCCAAGCCGGTTCGGGTCGAGGTCTCGAACTCCGCTTTCAACTCCTGGAGTGGGCCCAGTCCTCCGCCGACCAGCTGGTCCACGAGGTCGGCGCCATTCTCTTGCTTCCACTCCTCAACCTTTTCGTTGAAGGTCTCGATCGGGAGTGCGCCGTCGGCGTTCTGTGCGACGTACTTCTTGCCTTCGTTGGTGCCAAGGACGCCGCCCATCTCAGCCACCAGCTGGGGGTGCGTGTGGACCAGCATGTTGATCGCGTTGATTCCTTCGGCATTCCCCGGGTCGATGCCCATCATTTCGAGGCGCTCCTCGACGAGTGATCCGCGGAACGAGAGCTCGATCGCTTTCGAGAGCCCGAAGGCCTTGGTCTTCCCAGTCTTGCCGTCCACGAGTTTGAGGGTACGGGCCATCAATCCGCTGTACTGCTCGGCGAGCGGACCTTTGCCGCGTGCGACGTCTGGCCACCCTGCGCCAAGCTCGCGACGGAACGGCCAGTCGAGGAGGCTCTTCTGGATCTCGAGCTGGTCGAATTCCTGAGTGTCGGGGGTGGCCACCCCGGAGAGCTCGTCAACAGCTCGGTGTGCCGTACCCATGAACCACGCCTGGACCTTCGGCTCGTCGGCGCGCGACACGAGACTCTTCGCCATGGAGAAGTCTTCCTGTGCCTGCTTAATCCCTGCCTCGTCACCCTCTTGCTCTGCCCGTTGTAGGTTGGATAGCGCGGTGTTCTGCATCAGCCCGCCGAGTCGAGTCACGGAGCGCTGAGTGATCTTGAACTGCTCCTCCGGCTGGATGTCGGCGTAGAGCGTGGAGAAGTTGTTCAAGTACGCACCCCGAAGGTTGTCCACCATGGGACGTGTCACTCCAGCGATCGCACCGTTCTTGTCGATCATGCCCGAGGATGCCAGGTGGCGGAATGCCATGCGGTCGGCGAGCTTGGAAACGTCGTCCAGCGTACGGGCGTGCATGGTGTATTCCACACCGTGTCGCTTGTGGGTCTCTCGGATTGCTTCGGTGACAGTCTGGGGAGTGGGCAGATCTTGGAATGCAGTCTGGCCCTGGTTGAAGGCACGCTCCGTGTTTGCCGAGGGAGGTGGAGCAGCGGCCGTCTCGAACTCTTGCGCTTGAAGAGAGGCTTCCGTGTCTTCCTGCAACGCATCAGAGTCGACGCGCACTGGCTTCGGCGGTTGGACAGGGATAGAGAAAGGATTGGAGTCCGGAGCGGGCGGCTTCGGCTCTTCAATGCGGAAGGGGTTGGACACTAGTTATCCTTCTGGGATTGGATCCGTTCGAACATCTTGCGCCAGTTGGCTACTGCCTCGTCCTGCGCTGGTCCGGCCGTGGGGAATCGGCGGATGAGTTCCGCTTCGAACGCCGCCTTTTGGTCGGCACCGAACTTACCGTTACTGGACGACAAGACTTGGTCCACAAGGGGTTCAATGTTGCCCTCAGCGAAGAGGCCCCATGCCCCGTCAACTTTCTGTTGCGGCTGGTTGCCGAAGTCGAACGAGGGAGTCTCGACCGGCCCAATGTTGGGGTCGATCTGGTCTGCGAACGGGGCGTAGAATTTCTGGATCACCTCTTGTCGAGTCCTGGGATCCGCGCCACCTCGGGAGGATCGGTCTCGGTACTGCTTGAACTCGTCAGAGTCCATGAACGAATCGAGAGTCTGCAGCTGCGCTTGGATCTTGTCCATCTGCAGCGGCGAGTCATCTCCGGTGATCTTGCGGGCTACTAGAGCCTGCTGTGCGCTGCTCGAGGTCTGGAACTCCGCCACCTTGGAGCGCAGTCGGCGTGCCAGGTCGAAGTACTGCTCAGGCGAATCCAAGCGCGGCACAACCGAGCCGTTCTTCTCTTCGAAGGCCGAGGCGACGTTCGCCGTCTCCACCTGGATGCTTCGCTGCTCCACGTCCTCGAAGACGCGCAGTCGCTGGTTGTCAGTCAGACCCCTCTTGTTCGCCGGTTGGGGGTTCTGCTCGTTGAGCGTCTTCGCCCGGACTAGCTCGATGTCGGCCTGACTCTTCTCAATCCCCAGCTGTGCCTGCTGTGCCCGCAACGGAGCGCCGGCCGATCGATTCGCGGCCTGCTCTTCTTGGACTGAGATAGCCCGGTCGCGGATCGCCAGCTCCTGGTCTCGGAGGTCGAGCACCTTCTTCTGTTGGTCCACCTGCGCTTCGAACTGCTCCGCTTGTAGGGAGAGCTGTTGTTCCTTTTGCTTCTGCGCAACGATGGTTTGCGCAGCTTGCAGGATGATTCGTCCTACCATTTAGCCTCCGAAGATCGTATTGAAGAGAGGGTTGCCCGCGATGAACTGCGTACCCGAGGTTCGGCCTGCGGATCCTTGCCCTCCTCGAACGCCTTGTCCGAATCCGAGAGCAGTGGTGAGGCCAGAGAATTGACTGAGGTCGGCGTTGGCTAGGCGGGACGCGGCGCCAAAGTCGCCAGTGTTGAAGGCTTGGACGTTCGCCGATCCAATGGCTGAGAGTGCGGCACCTTCTTGGCCGAGCCCTTGGAAGATCTCCCCGACGCGCCCCGCGAGCTGTTCTCCAGCTCCGATGCGTGACTTGGCTCGAGCATTCAATCGGCCCCCGGCGGCGGATTGGCCGCGGAAGTCTGAGAAGAAGCCCTGGGTGCCTTGCGACACTTGAACCCCCTGGTTGGAAAGGAACTGGCCGAACCCTTGCGTTCCCGGATCAAGGAACTGCTGGAAGGCCTGTGAGATGTCGCCTTGACCCTGAAGTCCTTCGCCGCCGAAGGTCGCCCCTTGATTCTGGGCAATACCCGCAAGCGCGTCTGCTCCAAGTCCAAGCGAGGACAGAGCTTGTAGTCCCACGCCGGCGAACTGCTTGAAGGATTGCGTGGTGTCACCCGACGCCTTGAACACCCCGTTAGCGGAGCTATTCCGGAGCTGCCCAATCTGGGAGAGGAAGGGGTTGACCGCCTCACCGATCGAGCCCAAGCGGGCGGAGACAATGTCTTGCACACCTTGGAACGACTCGGCTCGGTTACCTGCGACGAAGCGGGTAGCCAAGTCGCCAAGCTGCCCTCTCACCGCGCCGCCTGCTAGGCCTTGACCAGCGGCGCGTTTGCCCAACGCCTCGATGCGCTGCTGCTGTTCGTTGTTCACCGTCGGGGAGAAGAACTGCTGGAGCACGGCCTGTTGCTCTTCGTCAAGCGTGAGGTCGCGCTGTCCAGCGGCTTCTGCTAGGTTACCGGCGGACTGGTTCCCGGTAATCTGACGATTGAGCCCGAGCAGTCCGTCGAAGTCGGTGAAGCCCGGTGAGCCAGACTGCAGCCGTTGCTGCTGAGTCTGACGCGCCTTCAGGGCTTTGCGACGTTTGAGGATCACGGGATCAACCATTAGGGAGAGGCCAGTCCAGAGAGCCCTGCGATAAGGGCTTCGATATCAGGACCGGCTTCGAGACCTTGAGAGAGTCCCGGTCCTTGGCTGCGTTGGGTTCGGGCGAGGCGCAGCTCCTCGAGCTGCTTGTCGAACGAGCTCTGCGCATCAAACGCGCTTCCAATCTGGAAACCTCCAAGTGCGCCGGAGACCCCTTCCGTGAAGCCGTTAGGGCCGCCGAGGTTACCCGGACCAACACCGGCCAGGGTTCCGCCGGTAGCAGCTGCCACCCGCAGTGGTGCCTCGAAGCCGAGGACACTCTGCCGGATTCGTTCAGGGGCCTGCGCAAAGTTCAGGGCTTGAGGTAGCAGAGAAGAACGGAGCTGCTGGGCGAAGCCAGAGGTTCCGACCGCTTCCTGTGCCGCTCCGATGTTGCCCGAGAAGGTGCCTCGCACCGACTGGGCTGCACGGAGGCTCTTCGCAAAATCCTGGGCCAGCGGCGAACCGCTCGCATCGTTGAAGGTGCTGGAGAGGAAGTCCCGAGCCCCTTTGAAAAGGTCGTCGTTGGTGATGCGTTGAACGGTCTCGTCGGCGAACGACCGTGCAGACGCGATAGCCTTTCTCTGACGTCGCCGGGTGCGAGTAGCTTGACGCTTCTGTTGAATCCCTCCAATGATCCCGAGGGTACCGCCGACGATCGCCCCGGTGGGACCTCCGAACTGTGCTCCGGATGCTGCTCCAGAGGCTCCTCCTGACGCTGCTCCTACCATGATTCTCCTAGTTGTTGAAATTTCCGCTGCGGTTGGACCGTGGCATGAATGCGACTTTCGAAACCCACCAGGGCTCAGTGCGCGTGTTGTTTCCTTCTCGAACATTCCAGTACGCCGTTGCGCCCACGTTGTTTCCGAACGGCGTCTGAGGCGTGAGGTTGCCCATGATTCCTGCGGGGAGATCCGGGTCGAGGCTCATCGTCACGGGATCGGCCACCGTCCAGTTGGCGAGGTTGTCCGTCGGCAAGGAGGACGAAGCGCATCCCATGTAGATCATTCCGTCCACGCCGACTCGGATCCACTCGTTGGTGACCGCGGTCTCGCCGAAGTAATACGTGGTGCCGCTGTTGTCTCCCGACTCCACGAAGTACGTCCAGTCTCCGTCGGTCGTCAAAGTGGCAGCCGCGGCGTCGTACGTGAAGCGGGCGGGACGGTCGATGTGCGACTGGTTGAACCCCACCGGTGGACGCACGGTATCTCGGTCATTCTCCGTGGTCATGTACGCGCGGCAGCGTCGGTCGTATGAGAGCTGCACCGCCTCGCCGGGCATGACGCACGTCTCAGTGAACATGGCGGTCTCGAACTTGTCTGGCCCGATCGCGAGCCACAGGGAAACTCCGGTGTCGTTGATCTCGTCGTGGAAAACGTACATGACGTTCTCTGTGATGTGCCACATGTGCTGCCCCGGTTGGGGGGTCGACGGCGCGTCAGAGAAGGACGATGCGCGAATCACTGGCATGAACCCGTCGGCGAAGTCGTCGACACCGATGTTCGAGAACGCGGCGTTCGACCACATGTCGAAGAGATCCTGGCGAGTGACAGGCTCGGTGAAGGAAATCAGGGGGTTCAGTGAGGCCATTAACTGTTCAATTCGTTGGTGTGCATCATGGTCCCAAAAGCCCAGATCATCTGGTCCACCTTCCATTGGTGGTCGCCGTCTACTTGGGAGACTTTGCTCGCCGTCACAGCTGGCGTCCCAGTCCACCCGAAGTACTTGTTCGACGGCAGCCCGTTGGAGTGCCAGTACGAGGCTTGCATCATGGGGCTTCCGGCGGCAATCCCTTGGGGCGCCTTCAATCGGTAGCCGTTCTGGAAGTCGCGCAGCTTGCTGAACGTGGAGGAGACCGTTTCGTCTCGATCACTGTAGAGGGTCAGCCCACGCCACACGACTCGGTTGAAGTCAGAGGCCGCCGTGTCACCCGCGAGCACTCCGAAGTGGAAGCCGGTCTGAGCGTTGTCGTAGCTCCCGCTGTCGGCGCACTGGAAGTTGGGCGTGCCAGAGACACGAGAGGAGGAGACCTCGGCACGCAAGAGATCCTCGGCGGGTCCGAAGTTCACCCCCATTTGACAGAGGCTGCCGGGGCGCTTGTGTGCGGGGAACGAGCTGTCGACGAACACCTTCTGGCGCCGCGTCTCCCAACCTCCCTCAATGCGGTGGAGAATGACGGGGCCCGATTGTTCCTGAACCCAAAGGTCCCCCTTGGGCGACATCCACATGCTGCCGGTGGTGTCCCCAATGCGCAGCGACTCGGTGACGTTAGACACGTCCCCACTCACTAGGCCGACAATGGTCGCGTCAAGGGAATCAAGGCCGATCCCCGTGATTTGCATACCGGTGGCCTGCCGCAGCAGGGTCTCCGCAATGGGAGTCTCGGTGACTTCGAAGTCATACCCAGGCGTGATGCTCAAGGTCATGAGAACAGATCCGATCCGGTGGCCTTCACCATGTTCGTCGAGCTGGCGAAGAGAAAGATGCCCTTCTGGCCGTACGCCTGCGAAGGTCCGCTTTCAACCACTACTCCAAGAATGGAGGCCGTGTTCGTCCAAGCGGTTGCGTACGTTGCCGAGAAGGCGAGATGCGGATCGCCGTCAGAGAGGTGGAAGGCGTACTGAGGCTCGCTCGCGGAAGCGCCGGGGCCTCGAACGAATGCGTCAGTAAACCCTACGTCCACCACGGTCGTGTAGGAGTTGCTCGCGGCAGTATCTAGAGCGACGAAGAACGGATCGATGTGGTTGTGGAATCCCATGAAGCGTGCGTTGGCGAAGTCCATGCCTTCGTTTGGGTCCGTGTCGGTGTTGGCCGTGGAGGAGCACACCAACGTGAACCGCGGTTCGTCGGGCATGCCGATCGACTGCTCGTACTTCCATTCCGAGAAGGCGCTGTTCACTCGGACTCGCTCCATGGCGTTCCAGCTCCAGCGCGACTTGACCATCATGTCTCGACGGTCGGAGATCGCAAGCCAGTGCCCCTCGGATCCGGTGTTGCTCGCCGCTTCGGAGGGCGCCCAGAACTCACTCTGTTGCGGCTCGAGCGTCCACCGGTAGAGCTTCCCCTCGCCCCGTGCGAACCACAACGTGGAGCGCTTTCGGATGTTCGTAGCCGGTGCGTCCGTCTGCGAGATGATGAAGTCAATAGGGGATCCCACGAACGACTCGGGTCCGAAGTTGCTGAACTCCGTGCCTCGAATGAAGTCGGACATGGCGTCCGCGATGACGATCCGCGTGCCGTCGGCCGGTACTGGTCCTGGTGAGACTTGAAGGGTCATACGTCATTCTCAAAGTTGTTCGTGAGCAGGTGGCCAACGACTTCCGAGAAGTACAAGAAGGGCCGCCCAGACTCCGTGGAATTCGTGCTGCTCATCACGCGCAGCTGGAGGTGGTAGCTCGGGGGGATGTCGGAGAGCGAGAAGGTCTGCCTCCGGATCTGCTTCGGGGCGGAGATCCACGGAAGAGGCTCGACTCCAAAGACGATCGTGTTCGAGGTGCCCAACACTCGAGTGTCCGTGATCGGGATCCAATTGCCTTGGTCCGTCCGGTAGGCGATTTCAAGAGCCGAGGTCTCAGAGGATGACAGCTCAAGACTGAACCGATCCCACCTCTTCTTGATCATCGGCTCCTTTAGCGTGTAGCTACGCGACTCCTCCAACATCTCTGGCCGTCGCACATTCGTCACGTCACTGGAGGGATCGATTTGTCCAGAGAAGAGCGAGTACACGAGGTGCCCGTGGTTTGACACGTCCGTCTCTGCCTGGGTGACCGAGGTGTCCCCCGTGACGTACCCATTCTGCATCCAGAGACGGTCTTGATCGGCGACCTTAAAACTAGAGAGGTCGCGAGCCTCCCAAGTGTGCAGGGTCCAAGCCTTATTCGCGATATCGTATCGCAGGACGTGCGTGTTATCTTTGGCTCCGTCGAGCGGCACGGCCAGGTGGTAGGCGTTGTCGAACACCGAAGCGGACGCCTTGTGCGCCTGGGTGAAGTTGATTCGGTCGATCCAGGCCTTGATGTTCCACGAGATCGGGAAGCCGGCTCCGGACTGCACGTCGTTCTCGGCGCGTTGGAGCGATCGGATGCCGTCCGAGGAAAGGAAGAAGACGTCAGAGGACTCTGCTCCTGGAACCCAAGCGGCGCTCTTCGTGGCGATGCAGCCCACCCCTCGGGAAAGGACTCGCACCGAGCTGTTGATCGTGTCCAGCGCGTCTCCGGCGGAGGGGATGATGGCGCTGTCGGTGCCCCACTTCGCGGTGAAGACGAAGATAGAATCGTCCTTGAAGATCAGGAGCTTGGGATCGATGTCGCGCGAGGGGATGATCGCAGTGATCTCTCCGCCGAGGCCCGGTTCGATGAGGATGTTGTTCGTGTCGCTGTAGGACGCGAGGTCTCCGATCTCGCTCCAGCCTACCGTCTCGCCCTCCCCGTAGAACAGGCGCTGCTGGAACATGGCGATCGCTCGAGGCGAGAGGGACACTGCCGTCTCGGCGTTGTCTTCGATGTCGTAGATCACGAGCTGCGAGCGGCCGTTGATTCCTTCGGAGGTGTTCGTCACCTTCTCGCAGGTGGCCACGGCGTAGGCCAGCTTCCCGGCGTGTCTCGCTGGGATGATGTCGTGCAAGAGCCCGGAGACGAGCGAGACTCCGCAAGCCTGCTGGCCCCACCCACCGTCGAGATCTGAGAAGTAGAGGCCCGAGCCCCAACAGCCAACGAGGAACTCCTCAAAGAGCTCGTCGCGGTAGCCTCCGAGTCCTCCCGCGAGCTCCTGTCCCATGACGCCACCGAAGCACAACGCTCCACGCCGGCGAGAGCGTTCGCCCAGGAGGTTGATCTCGAGGTTCAAGGCCTGGACGGCCTCGGTCTCTTGGAGGAGCCACGGAGCATTGCGCTGCACGGCGCCGTTGTGGACGGAAACCGTGCGCTCGAAGCTCTGCTCTGGATTCTTCTGGTTCTCGGCCATTAGTCGTTCCAGAATCCGTTCTCAAGGCCCATGTAACTGCCCCACATGTCGACGCCGTGATCCTTCTCGCCGAAGGTCTCCGCCTCGTCGCGCTTCATTTGGAGGATCTCCTCCGCCTTGCGCCAGGCCAGGTTGGCGTTCTGCCCCTCGTTGTCCATCCAGTGCAGGTTGCCGGCGGCGCGCCACACCAGCGCTTCTTCGTTCACGGAAGGGTCGACTGCGTCCGATTCGCTAGTGATCCGATCCGGGCGCCGGAAGTACTGAACGATCAGGGTTTGCCCAGACGCTGCGGGCAGCAGCTGGATCTGGGGGTAGAGAGGGCGAGACTCCCACGAGGGTACCCTGGCCAATTGACCGTCGCCGGCAGAGCCTACTACGACGTCGGAGTCCGTGCCCTTGTCTTTCTGGATCGCGATGATCTCGCGGTAAGTGTTGACCGTGCTCTCAGTGATTCCGCCGAGGGCCACCGTCTCTTGGGCTTCGTAGAGCTCGAGGGCAGTACCAGACGCGGCCGTGTCCGAGACGAGGCCACGGATGTTGACGTTGATCGCTTCGGAGGCCGTGGAGTAGAGGTCGAGCGCCGTGTCAGTGGCGAGCGACTTGGCGACAGGGGAGTAACCCATGTCGTGCCACTCTCGGGGCGCACCGGGGGTACCCTGGCCGAAGAGGACAGGGTGTCGCTTGTCGAAGTTGTCCCCCGCCGAGAGGGCGCAGGAGTTGGACTTGTCAAAGAGGGAGATGGCCTTGTTCACACGGTCGGGCAGAATGAGGAACTCCCCGGAGGCGTAGAAAGTCTCTTGCTTCCTGCGCGCATCGAGGGGTACCTCAGACGCCCACCACTGCTGCGCTTCGTCGAGCGCGTTGAGCACACGGCCACGGTAACTCGGGTCCACCCGATCCGCCATTTGTTGAACGCGATCGACAAGATCGCGGATCAGGGAAGATGCCATATGTTACTCCTTAAACGAGTCCGGCTCGAGGGCACGATCCTCGACTTGCGATGCTTTGGGGGCCGCCTCCCCCAATTGCATACCGAACTTTTCTTCTAGCTGGTGGCAGTTCCTACATAGAACGGCACACTTCTCCACTTCAGCCCAGACCCGCGTCGCAGCCAAGGACATGTTCTGGCCTATGTTGAATGACTTGGTCGCAGGATCAAGGTGGTGGAAGTCCAGCATCTCTGGTTGGAACGGGCCAGACCAGAGACAGTTGTAGGACTCACACCCCCGGGCTATCTTTACCGCCTGCACCTTTCGTCTCAAGTCTGCGCGACGTTGGCTCGCTCTCAGGTTCTGGCACTTCCGGCAGTCCACCTGCAGGGTCGGCTTTCCCTTCCACCTCAGTGAGAAGTCCTTCGACAGTTTCACCATGTGGCAGCTGCAGCACATCTTTAAGTCCGAGCTTAGAGAGCCAGATTTGGGCAAGGTCATCGACGTTGTACTTCAGGTAGGCCACCTTTGCCAACGCGCGGCGCATGGCACTGTGGGCGGGGACTTGGGTTGCCTTGACGAGCATTTCCGCCGCGGCGTCGTACCAGTCGCTCGGGATGTCCCCGGATTCGGGGAGCGCGGGTAGGTGCGGGAAGGCAATGTCCGGGATCGTCTCAGACAGCGCGCCGTAGCGGGTGGCGACTGGCACCATACCGTGCGCACACGCTTCCATTGCACTCATACAGGAGATTTCCGGGAACCGGGTGGGGTAGAGCCACACACCGGACTGCTGCATCAGACCCGACATGGTGTCGAATCCGACCCGGTTCAGGTTGACCCCTTCGATCTCGTCCAGCTTGTTGAAGACGGTTCGCTCGTACTCGTCCATGCTAGCGTCCCGGCCCAGGGCTGGAATGTAGCGGTGGTTGTTCGCAGCGAAGGCCTTGCGGGCCCACGGGGTGACACCGTACGTGGTCACCAGAGTGATCTCCGGGTCAATGAGGCGGGCCCGCCGCACGATCTCGATCGCGGTCAGGAGGCCTCGGTCCGGGGAGCTGCAGTAGAGAACCTGCTTGGGGTTCAGCGTGGGGTTCTGCTTGGACTTCACCGGACGCTCGATAGCGTTCCGGGCGACCCAGATCTTGTCTTCTGGGATCTTGCCCTGGATCGGGATCGTGTGGTAGTAGCTCTGGAACTGGACGAAGTCTGCAGAGGCGAGCACGTCCTCGCCATACTGGTCGGGGTTCTGCACGTCGTGGTTCCACACGATTCGCTTCTTCGCAGGGCAACGGTGCGCTGCTGCGGCGCCGGGATTGCGCCAGTAGACCATCACCTCTCGGGCCCGGACTTCGTTGAACTCACTCCAGTGGCGCCAGTTGACACCGGTCTCTTCCGAGACTCCTCGAGCCGCGGGCGGGACTTCGGCGTAAACGTTCACGTTGACAACGCCGGTGCGCTGCAGTGCTTCGGAGAGGAGGATCACCATCTTCTCGGATCCACCAATGCCGGTGCGTCGCGAGAAGGGGCCCCAGTCTTCGCCCATGCCACCACAGTAGAGGTTGACGTCGGGCTTCTTGTCTCGGCCTTCCGGCGGCTCGAGCTTCGACACGCCGGCCTTCTCGAGCGCCGGGGGAACAGCGGCGAGCTCGTCACAGATCTGAGCTGCGACCCGTCGGGCGTCAATCCCGCCAGGCATGCGGACGTTGCTCGTGACCTGCGAGACGGCCTTCGTGAGCGTCTCGCCTTGGGCGAAGTTCTGGAAATCCCGGATCATTTCTTGGGAGGACTTCAGGTTCGGTCGGAAGTTGTACGCCTTCGCGGCACACTCCATGGCTTCGTCGGCCATGTGCATTTCTCGGAAGGCGTGAGCCGCCACGAGGTGCGGGTGGAAGTGGATGTGCGTCGGATCGTGGGAGAAGATCTGGTCCTTCGGGATGTTCAGACCCGTGCCTTGCTTGTACCAATTCACCGCCGCAGGCCAGCGGGCAATGGCGGCGTAGACCCGGGAGAGGCCGAAGAAACCTCGAGGGTCGGAGGGCTTCAGCTCGACGCACTTGAAGAAGTGGGTCATGGCGTCGAACGGCCGCATGACGCGGGCGTCCATGAAGATCTGGGCGACGTAGTAGTGCGAAGCCCAGCGGTCGTCCACCGAGCCGGAGCGGGTGTCGAAGTACCTGTAGTAGCTGCGGGCCTCCGCGAACTTCTCTAGGCCGCGAGCTGCGTTGCCTAGGTAGAAGATCGTCCGGGGATCGAGGTCGTTATTCTTACGGCTCTTCTCGAACTCCGTCCGGAGGATCAGGTAGTTCCGCACGTCGGACACCTTGTGCGGCTTGCGAGCTTCGGTGTGGATGATCTTGGCGTCCACGATTTCGAAGTACGCCATTTGGCCGAGCGACTTCCCAGGCCGAGGAATCGCGGTCTCGTGACAGTGGCCCTTCCAGTGGAAGATGTCCTTCAGGAAGAAGCGTTCTCGTCGGAGCGTGGTAGTGCAGGTCCCGTCCTCACCGAACTCGTAGTCGTAGTCCAGGAAGATCTGCTGGAGCGGCGTCTCGCCGAACGTCCAGTTGATGCAGCCTCGGAGGATATCGCTCTTGGCGGAAAGTACGTCATCGGCGTCAATCCAGAAGATGACGTCGTTCGTCGACAATTCGAGGGCGATGTTGCGCGCCTCAGCGAAGGAAAGGATTCCACGGCTGTTGCCAATGAACTCCTTGTAGGTCTCCAGATCGCCCTTGTCGAGGAAGGCCTCCGCGAGCGGGGCGTAGTCCTTGGACAGGCTGCGTCGATCGAAGACCTTACAGTTGGGGAAATCGGAGGACAGCGCTTCGATCGCTGCGAAGTCGGAGTCGTCCGATCCCGTGTCCACGATGATACACTCGTCACCCTCGCGGTAGATAGCGCCGTAGACAGAGTCCACTGCTGCTCGGACTGCCTCGGGGCTTCCCTTGACGATCATGTTGTAAGAGACCGGGACGTCCGGTCCTTCGTGATTCAGGAAAAACTCGGCGGAGAGTTGCTGTTCCTGCATGTTAGCTCTTTCGTGCTTTGCCGCGCGCACCGCTCGGCATCAACTTGGGGGACTGGGCGCGGAGATATTCGATGTCGCTATGGTCGGTCCCGAAGGTTTCGAGATCCGGAGCGCAGCGGTCGAAGACCTGGCGCAGGTTGATGAAGAGTTCACGGGGCATGCGCATGGCCATGTAGCCTTGGCCCCCTTCGTACTCTCCGTTCTTGTTGTCCATCTGGGCCATCTTGCCCATCTGGTCACAGAGCCACTTGGTTCGTTTCGGGAACCTCTCATGCCAGATCTTGATCGTAACGTCGATCAGGTGACGGCGGTACTTCGTGTCCGCGGTGGTCTTGGACACGTCTTTGATGATGTTGGAGCCCTGCGTGCGGCGCAGTTCTTTGGCCCCTTCACTCTCCTCGAGCAAGGGCAATCCTCATTTTCATTCCGACCTCGTACAGGTCTCGAAGAACATCCGACGGTGCGTCGGGGAAGTACTGCAGAACGTGGTTGAAGGACAGGACTGAAGTGTCGTCGATGATACGGGCGGGGAGATTGGCCCACGCGATCCGACCGTAGCCTTTAGGCATCCGGCCCCTGATGAGTGCTCGCCCCTCTTTGATGGCTTCTTGTCTGTTCATTAGGCTGACGCTACTGCCTGTGCGACTGCGTAGTCCCCGTAATCGTCGTCCAAGTCTTCCCAGTTCATGCTCATGGTCATCTCGTCTGTGCCTGAGATTCGCTGTACGGCGATCTTGACGTTACCGTTGAAGGGGTGGCTGCCTAGGTTCATGACGAAGGGTGCCCCTGAACCTTTGGGGCTCATCCACTCGACCACGGCGGTGTTGTCGATGTTGATCCTCCAGCGGCTGGTGGAGGCGTTGGTTACCGGTGAGAGGACTAGGTGTCGTACCCGGAACGAGTCGCCCGTGATCGGGACGGTGTAACTAAAGGCGCCGGTGGTCGTGGTGTTCACGTACGCTTGGCCGGGCTCGATGGTGCTGCCGATGTTGGTGATGGCGCGGGAGAGAGACTTCTCGAGAATGCCCGCGATATCGGTATTGATCGTCTCGAGGGTAGCAACCACGTCGTCGTCGATCGAGCTGCTGATGTTGTCTAGAACTGTGTCGATGGTCGCCAGCTTGGCGTCCGAGGCCGTCGCGGTGACATCGATGTCAGTTAGCTTGGTGGCAGCTGTTGCCGTCGAAGTGTCGATAGTCCCTAGTTTGACGTCCGCGGCCACAGTAGCTACATTGATGGCCGATGTATCGACATCGATGGCAGTCAGGAGCGGCACGACGTCGTCGTTCAGGATAGCTTCAATTGCGGCGAGGCATACTCCCATACCTACACCTGAAGCGGCCAGATCATCGATCCGATTCGCGACGGACTTAGCCGATTGGTTCGGTAGGTCCGCGGTGAGGAAGTTAGTGAGTTGTTCAAGCAGCGCTCGACTCAAGAGGTCTCCTGCAGGATTTTCACGGTAGTGTCTGTGAACGTGATCAGAAGGAAGTTCGACGCGTTGATCGAGAACTCTGCAACGGACCCGTTCGCGGTGCCGCCAATGCTTGCGTTAAGAATCAGGGTGTAAGACCCTGAACTGTTTTGTACGACAATGAGGCGGCCACCTAGTCTGATTATGACAAAGTTGCCAACGGTGTCGATTATGTCTTCTGGAAGCATCTCCAGAACTTGAGTATAATTCATTTCCCACCCCCGATAAAAACGGGGCGAGAGCCACGACATCCACGTGTCCGCAGCTACCCGCCCCTCTGCTTACGCTTGGTTGATGTACGGGACAAATCCGTCGCCACCGCCACCGCCACGATCGTGATCGTAGAGCAGGGTCGCTTGACCGTTCATCTGGAACCGATCCCGCAGGCCGTCGCGCGGGAGAGGCTCAACCATCGGCAATCGGAGCCACCCAATCTTGAAGTGGCTGGGGTCAATGAACACCATGGAGTTACCCGAGGTGATCTTGGACACCGACTTCAGTTGATCTTCCGTGTAGAAGATGTCGAGCGAACCGAAGTCCGACTCGTGACGCTCAACAACGAGCATCTGGATCTTCTCGGAGGCGTTGACGTTTCGGGTCAGCTTGGTGCTGTACTCCGAGATGGTCCGCTTCAGGAACGAGTTCACGTAACACTGAGTCGGACGAACGCCAAGGCGCTGGTCACGGAAGACTTGGAGCAGGTCGATGAAGACCTGTTCGGTGAGCGTGGTACCGCTCGAGCTGGTGAAGGTGAGATCACCCGACTGGCCTGCGAAGATGTTGAGCAGACCGTTGAGCTGACGAGCAGCATCGGTTGCTCCGGTCACCGAGGACCCCTGGTGGAGGGCGTGCTCGATGTCGTTCATCATCTCGTTCAGCGACTTGTTCACCTGGTAGGTGTACGGATCGCCGTTGTAGTGCGAGACGAGCCGTTGCTCGTCCGACACAACGCCCCACTTCGCGAACGATTGAACGGTCGAGAAGTGACGAAGCGGCTGCTGCAGGACCGGGCTTTCGGCCACGGCACCTTCCAGAGTCGCATTGAGACCTCGGGTACCGAGGCTGTCGGTGAGCTGCTCAATATACGCGGTCGCGACCGAGCGCTTACTGAGCATTCCCATAAGGGGACGCTCTTTGGAAATGAGGTTGGTGACCTCTTCCAGGACGATTTCGCGGATGGTGCCATCCTGCGGGCGAGACCCTGCGGCCTCACCGAATTCGTCCCACGTAACTAACGTAGACATGAGGGTTTACATCTTTTCATTGTGATGTTTCTCCCGGTGGTGGTTCGCGCACAGGACTTCGCACTTCGCCATTTCCTCCATCATGGTCTTGGTAGACACGGCTCGGGTAGCCAGTTTGGCAACCGCAGCCTTCTTGGTGGAAGGATCAAGGTGGTGGAATTCCAGGGCGCATGGTAGCCAGAACGTTCCGTCGGGGCAATCGGAGCACCCTTTAGCCAACTTGACGCGACTCGCTAGAGCGTAGTTTCGCTTCCTGCTGGCTTTGTTGACGGTGCTTTTGTAAGCCTGCACGCTGTCAAAGTCCCCTCGTGTTACTCCTAGTGTGTTCTGTCTCATCACTCCTCGGAGAGCCTCGCGCGTCCCAACTTCAAGCCCAGGAGAGCAAGAGTTTCGTCTTGCTCCAGGCCTTGAGTTGCCCCTTTGTCGGCAAGCGCTTTCACTGCTTGCTCGTTGGTCACGGCTTTGTCCGGAAGATCCGGGAGTCGCGACAAGGGGTTGGATTGTCGAGGCAGGCTGGCGGCTTGCTTCTTGATCTCCTGGGCTTGTTGCCCAGCAGGTCGTGCTTCGGGGGAGGATGCTCCAGCTGCGGCAAGCATAGCGATCGCAGGGCCGTCAGGTAGATCTTGGAGGCCAGGAAAGCCATTCCAAACCTGATCAAAGAGCTGCTGCGATTCGGAGCCTTGCTGTTCCACGCCGGGGAGCATACCCTTGGATGCGCTGAACGCATCGAGCTGCTGGGCCCGGAGCTGCTGCTGCTGCTGGTTCACTTGAACGCTCTCCGTCAACGGAGCCAGTGCGCTCGAGACAGCCTCTTTGATCATCCTCGAAATGTCGAGTTGCCCGCCAGCAGGTTCGGCCTGCCTTTGGTTCGACTGCGTCTGGCGCCCATTCCCGAGGAGTTGATCGATTGGATCGATCGCGGGTGCTACGGGCGCCGAGGGGCGCGAGGACATACCTTCGACGGTCTGTCGGAGTTGGGCAATTTCGGCGCCCAACGCAGAGTTCTGCGTCTGGGCGTCGGCCGCTTGCCGTTCGGCGCCGCGGAACTTCGCCGTCAATTCGCTAATGCGCTCTGCGGCTCGGGTTGGCGCGGGTTGGTCACCACTCGGTTCGAGTGATTCCGGGTTTGCTGGTTCAACCAAAGTTGACCTTCACATTCGATTGCGCGGCAAGAGCGTGGATGGATTCTCGCAGTCGGGAGATTGTGGCTAGGACCGCCATGTGACGCACCGGATCGCCGCGTTCATTCCGGAGTTCGTCGAGGGCCCTGTCCTCTTCCTGAGCGAGTAGAAATGGAATCAGCTTGAACTCGCGCTGTACAAAGAGCCGCGAGGCCATTCTGATCTGATCATCTTCAGAGGGGGAGTCCACTAAAGACTCTCCTGTTCTTGTGGCTGCGTTATACGATGCCGCTTGGGGGCTTCTGCCCTTGCGATTCCGCGACGATCGCTCCAGCTTGTGCGACGAGTTGTGCGTTGGCGCCATCCTCCGGGGACCGGATAATGCGCTTCGCAATGTTGAAATCGATCAGCTGCGCCCACTGTTGGTAGAGCGTTGGCAGATCAAGTCGTCCCGACTCGGCGAGCGGGATGGTGACGGGCGAGGAGAGGATGCGTTCGAGTGAAGCGATCTGGAAGCTGCGGTTGGTGTTTGCTGGAGTGCCCGCGGCACGGATGTCGTAGGAGCGGGCGATCTCGAACTTCCGGGCGACTCGAGGGAGCTCCTCGCCGGTGACGCGGAAGAAGAGCTCGAGCGGCCCCAGATCGACATACAGCTGCCACAGCTTGGTGAAGCTCTTGGAGAGGGCGACTTGGAAGATCTTGGCGTCCAACCCGAAGATGTTGCCCGAGATCCCCTGGATCGCGTTGACCTCCGCCGCGGTCCGGCGTTCGGCACGCTGGGCCTGGTTCGTGAGGGTGGCGTCGAACACCCCGACGTACGTCTCGGCGACGCGTTGGTTCGACTGCTCCTCCTGGAGAAGGCCGGTGAGGATGTTCAGGTTCTGCTGGAGGGGAGCGACGTCGGTGACGTTGTTCACCGGAATGATGGCTCCGGGGCGGAACTTAACCGACTTCTGGAGGTTGCCGCCGGTGTTCCGCATGAGGAGGACCGGGGCGAGCACGATCTGGGCTGCGTCGATCCTTGCGTTGTGGTAGGCGTTGACGATCTTCTGTAGGGGACGCAGCATGTCCGCGATCCCTCGGTTGTCGATCGGTCGCTGGGCGGCCTCGAACGGGTAGTAGGTGATCGGCCAGGAGTCGAAGGGGAAGGGGTAGTCCATGACCGTGAGGACTTTGTCCGCGGAGGCGTCCCACCACACAATGCAGCGCTCCCGTTCGCCATCGCCGTTGATGTCCAGATTGCAGAAGATCTCCCAGATGGGGAGAGTGCCGGTGCTCTTGTCAGACTGACGGTTGGAGATCGCCTGGCCTGCGATGCGGTCCATGATGTTCTGAATGTTGGTTCGCATGCCGTCTGCCGCACGGCCACCGATCTCTTTGTCGTGGCTGGTGACTGCGGTCTTGAGCGTGTCCGCGACACGGTCTGCGGGGAGGAATCCATCGATCGCCATGGCTCGGAGATCGTCGGGTCGCATGTGGTGAACGACGCAGAAGAAGTCGCCCTTCTCCGGGTCTTGGTTCTGGGGGACGATCACGTTGGTGGGGTCGATCACCTCCCATGCGGGGCGATCCTCGGTCACGGAGCGGTATACGATCTTGACGTACTCCGCCTTGTTGAGCAGCTTCTGGGTAGCCTCGAGCAGCATCGGGCCCTCGGCTTCGTCATTGCGGTCGAGCTTGTACTCTTGCTCGAGGGCGCCCATGACAATGTCCTCCGGTTGGGGAGGCTGCTGTCCCTGCTGCTGCGCTTGCGCCTGGACTTGCTGGATGGTCTCGTTCAGCCCGTTGGGGAAGAGGTGGGCTACTGGGACGATGCGAGCCTCGCGTGCCGTGCGGTAGCTCCATGCTTCTCGGGTGTAGGCGTGTCCTCGCCAGGCGATCAGGTCAACCAGCTGGACGGCGGTGTAGGTGGCGTCCATGTAGGTGAGGATCAGGTAGGTGAAGAATTGCTCGGCGAGTCGAGCTGCTTCGAAGTCGTCGGAGGACTGAGCGGTGAAGAAGGCGACGGGCTCGGCGTCAAGAATGAGGGAGGCGATCCCGGGGCGCCAGCGTCGGATGATGCCGTCGATCATGGGGACGCTGATGTTGCTCGCGCCCTTCCACGGGATCGAGCGGGGTCGCCTGTGGCCGAGGCGGAGGCGGACGAGTTCGGCCTGCTTCCGGAGCCAGCCAATGAGATCCTCGTCGACCTCATGAATGGACTGGATCAGCTGCTTGATCTGCTTCTCGAGGCCTTCGCCAAGTTCGTCAGGGTTCGCTACCTGGAGGACTTCAATTGATACTGGATTGCCGCGACTTACAGGCATCGGACTCCTGGGGCGTTAAATAGGGTTTCGCTTTGTCCAACGCACTCGGCGGGGACGGCGGGCCTCGACAGTTGCCTGAAGTAACCACACATTTGTCCGGAGGCCTTCGCGGCCTGCCACGCCTCTTCTCGTCGAGAGGGGCTACAGTAGCCCATGTGGAGAACCTTTCCCTCGAGAGTGGTTGACTTGTTGGATCGGCCCACGTAATGTGGGCACTGAACTCCACCACCGACCACGCGGTTGGTGAAGACGTCGCTCCAGTTATCGTCCTCGTAGACACGGAACAGGCATGCTGAACGGTGTCGTAGAAAACCTGTGTCATGCTGGGTCGCCTCTGCGTTGAGACACTGAAGCCAATCGACTTCTACTCGGTCGAACTTTAGATCGTCGAGGTGTTCTCGTAGCTCTTTGAACGCGAGGGTGGTGAGCTGGATGTCGTCGTCCCAGAGCATTGCGGCTTGGGTCACGCCGTCGGCGCGAAGGCGCTCGTACATGAACTTCATGGTGGAAGTCCAACGACAACCCTGCGAGGTGCGGAGGGGTTCCGGGCTCTCGAGGAGGGTAACTCGCACGTTACCGGGCTGGTGGTGCATCCAGCGGTTGAGGGCCGAAATCACTTTCGCAGACGGTCGATCAGCCATGATCACGAGATGGAGATTGCGCCCCCTTGAGAGGGCGCACATCTGGTCCAGTATGGGCCGGAGCCACTCGTGGCGCTGATGGACGCGTAGTAGGATGCCGAGATTGGTTACTTTCAACGCTCGGTGCGTTGCTTCGCTACAGTTTTGCCCGATGCTCGTGCAGCGGCATCACGGGCTCGCTTGCGTCGGCGGGCGACGAAAGCAGCAAGGCCCCCAAGAAGAGCAGCAATACCAGTGCTGATGGCTGCGGTCTTCGAAGAATCGGAGACGGAGCCAGTAGTGGCGACCTCTTCAACGACGGCGGGAGCGAGATCCGCAACACCTTCGACGATGCTGTCGAGGACTGCATCCGCAGCAGAAGGCACGACCGTCTCGGTGACCTCTCCCGATTCAGGGCCCTCTTCGAGGATGAGAATCGGTTCGCCTGTGAGATCCAGGCTGTCGCTGAGAGCGCAGCCAGAGAGACCCAGGACCAGAGCAAGTAGAAAAATTCCGCGCACAAGGGCCTCCTTGAGAGATGGTGTGCCGGGTGGGATTCGAACCCACGAAGCGTTAGCTCTCGGGTTACAACCGAGTTCCTTTGACCGCTTGGATACCGAACACAGTGGTTGCGGGCCGGGGAGTCGAACCCCGAAGCCACGGGCGTATGAAACCCGCTGGGGCACCAGCCCTACCCGCGATGGTTGTTCAGGACGGATTCGAACCGCCAACCTCCTGTTTATCGGACAGGTGCTCTACCATTGAGCTACTGAACGTCTGTTTCAAAATGTGCCGTCTGGCGGGATTCGGACCCGCGCTCCTCCAAGGGATTCAATCCTGAAGGCTGGCGTTCCCGGCGTCGAATTACTTCGCCAGTTAAGCCGATGACCAGGCCAAAAGACCTGCGCTCTGCCACTGAGCTACAAACGACATGGTGTCAAAATGGCTGGCCGAGTAGGAATCGAACCTACAACCTCTTCAGGATTTCGGGTCCTGGCGCTCTCCCATTGAGCTACCGACCTAACGCGCGAACCAGCGGGGTCTTCCCGCATTGTACCGACTATGCCAGCGGTCTTCCTTAGACGATGGTTCGCAAAGGGATTAGCTGTGGGCTGGGTCGGTGTTCCCCAATTACCACCAGTCGGCGCCATTCTCTTTCTCGAAATCGGACTCGTCAATGTACGACGGTTGGTCACCTTCGAAGTCAGGCACCCAGGGGTAGAGGACGAGGTACCTCAACGCGTCACGGAAGTCCTTGTACTTTTCCGCCATTTTCTCTGTGAGTACGTCTGGGTCACGGTTAGGCATAAATGAGGAATAGGCGAGTGCGTTGATCGTGTTGCTGCAGTTGGCCCGGATGCGCAGCTTGGGCCGGTTCCAGATCGAGAGATCCTGGCGATTGTCGTAAGACAGCATCTGGCGGATCTTCTCGATCCCAGTCTCCTCACGCTCGGCGCCATCCATGCGGCAGTCCCAGTAGAGGCCCGCGGCCATGAAGTCGTCCTGGATCGAGGTGTGCCGCTCTCCCTTGATCGTGGGCGACGCGAGACCGAAGCGGGGATCGAGGCAACGGTAGTTAGGGATAATCCCGTTTTCTTTGACCCGGATGATCTTGCAGTAGTCTGGCACGGTATTTGTCGAGGAGCGCATTTTGTGGTGGTCCGTGTTGGGCCACTCGTCGTAGATCAGGAGCTCGCCGTCGGAGTGCCAGGCGCCCCAGACGAAGGCGAAGGGACGGCGGTGGGCAGGGTCGCAGGCGACGCCGATGACGCGCTTCGGAGGGAGAGGCGTCTCTTCAGGGACGATGTGGGCCGACTCCTCAAATTGGGGGAAGGCGCGGTGGGAGAGAAAGCTCCAGGAGCCACTCTTCCGTGCGGCGCGCTCCTCCTCGGTGAAGCCCCCGCCTTGGAGGAATTCGCGCTTGGCCTGGTCCGAGACGTGGGGGTTCTCGTTCATGTCCCCCGCGTGGACCCCGATCGTGACCTCGTCGAGTTCGTCGCCCTTCTGGATGAAGATCTCGTAGATCCAGGGGGCGTTGGGACCGACGGGCGTTGCGGTCATCCAGAGGCGCCCCATGCGGTCCGTGAGGCCACGCCAGAGGGGAGCCCAGATGGCACGCTTCGGGGGCTCGTCGAACGAGGCAGAGCCGAAGTCCTGGCCCTCGTAGGCCATTGGATCCTGCTCGCCCGAGGCGAAGTGGAGCTCGCCGCCGAAGGTGTTCAATTCGGGAGGAAAGTAAACCACGAGTGGAATTGATTGCGCCCCGCGGAGGACACGGAACTTCGGGTGGGCTCGTACCGCGGGTGGGAGGAAGCCCTCGATCTTCGGCCACATCGTGGAGAGGATGCCCTGGCGAGCGGGGAGGCCCGTGGCGCACAGGTGCTTGTTGGGCAGCATGAGGGGCAGGTGGTCGGCCCGCTTGACCCAGTACTCCTTCGGGACGGTGTCTCGAGACGGATAGTCGCCGTTGTCGTCGAGTTTGAGGCCCGGGACCTCCCAGACCCTGTAGCCGTAGAGGGCCGCGAGGATCTCCGCGGCGTTCATGTGGCTCTTACCCCAACGGTTTCCTGGATGGACTATAGAAATTCTGTGATTTCTTATACAGTCATGGGCACGCTGTTGTCCTACGTGGGGCTCGTAGTAAATCAATGGGGCACTGCGTTTACGGCGATTGCGTTCGTTGATGGCAGCGAGCTGGCGCTCCTTGTCAAGTCGTTTAGTCATTCGTAGTGTGCTCAATTCGGTGGCAGTTGGCACAGAGTACTACGCACTTCTCGACCTCGGCCATGATAGCGGCCCAGCCGTAGTCATTGCTGACCATGTTCGAGACGTGGTAGGACTTCGTGTCCTCGTCTACGTGGTGGAAATCCAGGGCGGCGGGGTGTTCGGCGAAGCGGCACTTGGCACAGCCTTCGAAGGTCTTGTGGGCCTGGAGGCGGCGGCGCTTCTCCTTAGTCCGCGCAGACTTGTCCAAATACCGACAGGGTTGGCACTTAGGGCGTAGTCCGTCGTGGGTACCCTTCTGGTTAAGGAAGTCAGACACGGATAGCTCCTGGCCCCACCCCTTACAGACCTTGGTGGGTTCAACCGTCACTCTTTTTCCTTATCTGGTTTGGGTGTAACAGTTACGGTCTTGATTCCGGACCTGGCTTCGATGAGGCGGTCTAGCTCGTCGTCGGAGAGGGTGGCAGGATCGAAGTCGTTGACCTTCGAGGAGGTGTGGTGGACGTGGGTGCGGTTCACGATCTGGTTGAACCGGTCGTAGTAGAGCCGCATGGCGGCGACGTCCCCCCCAGCGGCGCGGCGGAGGAGGGCGGCGTCCACGAGCCCGATGCGTTTGGAGATTACGCGTTGGACCTGGGACGAGAGCCAGGCGCAGCGGACGGGGTGAGCCATGGCTCGAGTGATCGTGGACTTGTCGACGTCCATGACGTCCGCGATCTCAGAGAAGGTGATCGCCCCGCCGACCATGGCCTCCGCGATGAGGAGGTCCATCTCGGTGACGGGGTAGACCCGGATGTCGTCGTCCGACACGTCGAGGGAGCGCTCGGCGATCTTGGTGAGGGCCGGGACGACCCGGCGTTGGCGCCCCCTCTTGGGCTTCTCAGGGCCAGGAGAGCTGGGAATCACGTTTTCAGAGGCCACAGAGGCGCGCCTTTCTCGGCGAGAAGTCGTAAGATGCGAAGAGTCATGACCGTAGTGTTCGTTCCGCTGCTTGTTGTTCTTTCTGTCTACATCCGTACTTCTTTATCCTATAGTAGTACTTCTCATCTTCATTTGTATACTATAGGGTCATAGGGGCAGGGGCCAATGTATGCAAACGTACATGAGAAAGGCTTCTCCGGCACTTTTCGAAAGACATCTGTATACGGGTCAAAGAACAAGTCCGAACCTCCCCGAGTGCTCCAGCGCGTGACAGTTCGCACAAAGCACGTCGCACTTCGCCGCCTCAGCCAGGATCCTGTCCCACTTCAGACCCACCCCACGCGCCAGGTTGAACTTCTTCGTCTTGGGGTCGCGGTGGTGGAAGTGTCGACACGCCGGCGCCAACATCTCCTTGCAGACCTGGCACCCTGTCTCCGCCTTGAGCACCGACAGCCAGTAGGTGTTCCGGTGCCTCTTGGTCGACTCGAAGTCAGAGTACCCCGAGGTGCGTTGGGGATGATCCACCAGGACGCCCCGCAGTGCCCCTGGCTTGGCCGCTAAGACGTCCGGACCGGCTGGCCCTTGTTCGGAGATGTCCATCAGCTCAAGTCCGCCCTACGGGCGTACAGCACCTGATCCTTGTGGAGCACCACGAGCTCCTGCTCGCCCTCCTTGAACTCCGTCGCCTGACCCGGCGGGAAGGTCACCAGGTCACCCACAGCGTAGAGGGCCTCCTTGCCGGCCACCATGACCCGTGCCTGGAGTTGACGACCTTCTTGGTGGGGTAGTACCAGTCCGCCCGGGGTCACGTCAGACGGGCGCACAGGGACGCACAGGAGCTTGTGCTCGTGGATGACCGGAACCGCGTCTCCGAAGACCGCCTTCAACGGGGACAAAAAGTCCGAATCAGTGTGGATCGCATCTCCCAAAACTACCTTCTTTCTGAACATTCAGTGTACACCGGCGTACATGTGTGGTACAATCAACCCTTGGTCGAGCGCAGGAAATTCAGCGGATACACCCGACCCGCCTTGGAAATCCCCAACTTGATCGCCTTATTCTCCCGCGGGCGCTCCCGCAGGATCATGACAGTCTCCGCGACCAGCTGCTCCTCTTCCCCCTCGAGCCGCAGCACCCGCACCGACAGGTCTTCACTCCACCACTTCTTGGTGCGCTTGTGCTGCTTCAATCGAGTCGGGATGTGCTTGCTCTGCCCGATGTACACCGTCTTCTCGCCGTCGAGGAACGCGTACAGTCCGGGCAGTTGAATGGGAGTTGAGCTGGTGTCAAATTCGTCGAAGTCCTCTAACGTAACTGAGAACGGATCCATCACGGCGCCGATGCTGCTGGTGCTGGCCGACAATTACCACCGCCGCCGACGCACGTCGACTGGGCTCGAGGGTTTACAGTATCAGCCCACGCACCGCTCCGATGGGCTCCTGCTACAGGGGAACGGCCCCCAGAATGACGGCTGTTCCCCACAGGAGGCCACTGAGCACCTCATCTGGCGCCTCCAGCCACTCATCCGTGATTGGCCCGACACTGACCGCGCCATCCTCGCACTACGCATGGAAGGGGAGACGGTCCGTGCCATCAAGCGCGAGCTCTCCATCTCAGGCTCTCGAGTCTGTCGGGTGGTCAAAGCGGTAAGGAACTTCTTCGATGACGGAACTACCTTTGTGGGCGGTATTTACGAAACTGATCATTCGACGCATTGGCCACCGGACGCGCCTCTATCTTGAGGTGCCCACCGGATCGCGGGGCCGCGCGCAGAAGCTCCAGCTCTTGCTCCAGACCGGCCGGGTTGAGAACGGTACGCTCCGGGTCGAAGGGCGGGGCCTTCTGGGCGCTATGCGCCAACTGGGCTTTCCGCCTCTGGTCCTGGAGGCAGTCGAGAATTATGCCGCACTAAGGGGCACACCTGGAGTTCGGACCCCGAAAGACCAGCTTGTTGATCGAGATATCGCACTCAGGGAGCTGCAAAACCTTGTGGGGGACGCATTTGAGGACGCTCTCCTCTAGCCCGCGGCCCTAAGAACGGGTGCCATAGATATCTCGGGGGTGTTCACACCAACACCACTATAATGACACTAGGAATTCCCCCCTCCCCACCCCTTCACCCCTGCACAAACCATGCCCGGCACGGCACTTGCCTACCCTCCCTGCAACTATCGTGCCAACCCGCACCGATTCGCGCCGGGTCGGACCGAGCCGGGGCGGTAGAGCCCTATTGTTTGTGCGCATGCGCGAGGCAAGCCAACACCACGCTCCTGATACCATAGTCCTCCGCGCGGGACACTATTGTGACACTGTGCGTCGACACGGTGCGGCACGTGACACTCCGTGTCACCTTGCCTCACCTACCCTCTCACACCCAACCCTTGCTACCATGCGACCTTAGCCAATCCGCACCACCCCGGCACGCCCCTTGCTTCCTTTCTATCAACTCCAACCGAAAGGCCGCCATGAACAGCAACACCCGAAACACGATCGCTCTCGTCACTCGCCTTCTCATGGCTACCCCGCTTGTTGGAATCCTCGTTACCGCTGCCTACTTCCTTCACGGCCTCGTCGCTCGAATCGCCTAACAAACGGACCACCATGCTAGTTGTCGTCTCCCCTTTGACCTACAAGAACAACGGCCGTCAGTCATTCTCCGTGAGCGTCGGAACGCCTCGAGACGGGAGAAACCGCGCCATGCACACTTTCCACGCTACACTTGACGGCGCGACCCAACACCGAGTCAACGGGAACCACGCCGCCACGCTCGCCCGACCGATCGACCAAATCCACGCCGACTGGAAAGCCAAATCCTAATGGAACTCGCAGTCTCGACCCGCGCTCGACGCGAAATCGCTGAACACGGCATTGCCGACGGCGCCATGAATGGTATAACTTGGACCATTCGCCGACTCGGTGCGAAATTCGAACTCTTCCTCGAAGGCGAGTCGTCCGGCTCCTTCACCTCACTCGCCGAAACCCTCGCAATCTGCGAAGGCCTCACTCTCTCCCGAAAGGCTCAATCGTGAACCGTCAAACGCGAGACGCCGCCGTAAGTGCATGGCGCGAGATCATGGAATCCGAGCACGCAACCGCCGAAATGCGAGCCGCACGGTTTCCGGTCACCCCCAAACTGCTAGGCTCCTCGATCAAGATCGCCAAAGGCGAGAAGCGCGGAATCTTGACCGCCATTCTCTACTTGTCTCCCGCGACCGAATCGGGCCGCAACCTTTGCCCCTGGGCAACCGCCGGCTGTGCGGCCGCGTGCCTCGGACACTCCTCCGGTCAAATGACCTTCTCAACCTCCAAGAATTCGAGAATCTGGAAAACCGCGCTGTTCTTGTACGCTCGCCCCGTGTTCGATATGCTGCTCCACAATGAAATTGACGCTCACGTCCGCAAGGCTCACGCGCTCGGCTTCAAACCGGCCGTCCGTTTGAACGGGACGTCCGATTGCCTTCCGGCGTGGTCGTTTGCCGAAGCATGGCCCGGCGTCCAGTTCTACGATTACACCAAATCAGTGCTCCGTGCGCGTCGGTTCGCCGCCGCCTTCTACCCCGCGAACTATCATGTTACCTTCTCCCGTTCGGGCGAGAACGACGCGGAGTGTATTGAGATTCTCGGGCTCGGCGGCAACGTCGCCGTTGTCTTCTCGGGCGAGCTGCCCCACCGCTGGCAAGGGTATCCCGTGTTGGACGCCGACGACACTGACCTCCGGTTCGACGACGCTCCGGGCCATGTCGCTGGATTGTCGTTCAAAGGCAACCGCGCCGACGTCGCCGGCTCTTTTGTGGTGCAAGGCTAACGCGTGGCAAATTGCCCCTACTCTCTCTCTTCTCATATTCATTTGTATATGAGAAAGACCTCTCTAGGCCGAAACGAGACCAAATGTCGAACCCCGGACCGCTCCGACCCGCTGACCTTCTTTTCCCCGGGCGGCGCGAGGCGATCGCAGCCGACCGTTGCGCCTCTTGCTTCGAGCCCTCCGGCGACTTCCGAAACGAGCTCTCGCGGAAGGAATTCCGGATCTCCGGCTTCTGCCAAGTCTGTCAGGATAAAACTTTCGGTGAGGACTAGGCAAACGCTCCGACACTGGTACAATTGACGCTCACCCAATCCCTTGAAAGGGGACCACAATGACGACCAACAAAATAACCCTCGAAACCCTCCGCGATATCGAAACCCCCGCTGCCACCGGAACGTGGCAACCCGTCTCGCACGACAACGCCCGGCGCTCTCTAATGGTCGCGTTGAACGCTTCCGGCTTCGAGCATTCGAACGAACGAATTGAGATAAAAGAGGACGGGTCCGTGGCTTATGGCACCGTAACCCTCGAAATTCCGACCCGCGCCGGAGTGTGGGCACCCGAAGCGCTGTGGTTCAACGCTCACGACAAATCTCGCGCCGTCACCTTTGGAGCAGGCGAGCGCGTCGCAGCATGCACGAACGGGTGCGTCTGGGCCGAAACCGTGTTGAAGTCGAAGCGCACTTCCGGAATCCTAACCCGGCTCGACTCACTCGCCGCGGAGTTCGTCGCCGGTCTCGCTCAGTCCGTGGAGACCAACGACAACCGACGCGAGCGCTACGCTTCGGAATTCGTCGGCCCGGATTGGGGTCGAGCGCTCGCCGTCCGAATCGCAGAAGCCGGCGTCCTCCCGTCCTCCAAAATCCTCCCCATGCTCTCCGAATTCGAGAACCCGTCGTTCGGTTACAGCCACAACCCTGCGACCCTACTCGGGCTCCAGAGCGCCGTGACTCACACTCTCAAGAATTACTCCGCGGTCGCCCAGCATGACCGCTCGCTCAAACTCACCCGATTCCTCGACGCGCTCGCTAGCTAAACTTACGATCCCCTTTCATTGCCTCGAACCGGATTCCTCCCCGGTTCGAGGCTTTTTTGTGTTCCCTGAAAGGAACCCATGCGCCTACTCGCATTCCTGCTCGTCGCTGTCCTCGCCGTTCTACTCTCAGCCGCCGCCTACGCTGGCAACCCAACCGCCGGTGACGTGAACAATGACGGCGCAGTCGACGTTGCCGACGTCATTTACCTCGCCGCGGCTGTCTTCTCCGGCGGGCCGTCTCCCGTCCCGTTTGACACGGTCCCGCAAGTCGACGGTGAGCCAACGGGCTGCCCCTTCTCGGGTCGCTTCACGAGGACGCTAGCAGGCTCCGACGCAATCGTAGCCGACGACTGCACTCACCTCACCTGGGGCGCGCTCGACGTGCTGGATTCGGGCCCGTTCCTGGTCACCGATCTCGCCGGCCAAGTGGCATTCTTGAACTCGATCGCCTTCGGCGGTTTCACAGATTGGAGAGTGCCCACTAGCGCTGAACTCTACTCACTGGTAAACTTCGAGGACAACGCCGAACCCGCAATTGACAACGCGTTCACCGAAATCGCTGCACTGATAGCAGCCGCTACGACGATAGGCGAGGAAGCAATCGGGAGCGCAACCGGCTCCGCCGACAGCTCGGCGAGAACGCAAAAGCTCCTCCCGCGCTTCGGATCCGTGGCTCCCTTCTTAACCGGGCCCACAACCGACCCAGCGACCGACGTCGCTCTACTTCTACCCGTAAGGGGCTAGCCGTGCGATTCACCTACGACCACGTCCGACGGCCGATCCTGGACAAAAAACTCGACCTCTTCGAGCGTCCCATGGTCGAGGCGTTCGTGCAGAACGCTCGAATGGTATTCGACGACCAGTACAAAGCGGGACTAGTACGGAAGTACACTGCTCGCAACTTCTGCGGCGAGGTTTCCGAATTCGAACCCGACTGGTACTCCGACCCCTTCGGAAACCTGCAAGCCTACACGCTCTGTTTCGCAATCGACGACTCCGACGAAATTGTAGGCATGGGCGCCTCGTTTTGCGTCGACAACTTCTGTAAAGAGAAGGGTCGAGGAGTCGCCCGCGGTCGAGCGCTCCAGGACTCGGCAATCCTCGACGGCGCCCGAGCCTTCCCCGCAACCTGGCCGAAGTGGAGAAACCATGGCTAGGCTGATCGAGGCCGATCAAGTCGACCTTGAGTTGTTGACTTTCCCCCGAGGTGAGTGCGAGTGCGCCACCCCGGGGGACGGGCTATGCCTGTGGTTCAACGGGTCAAACTGGTGCTGTGGCAAAGCCAAGTGTCTCCGGCGAATTCCAAAGCTCCCTTTGAATTACAAGGGCTTGTACATACGCGTCCCCTTGCTCGCAATCTACGACGACAACACTGCGAGCCCGTTCCCATGCCACCACTGCAGCATGGCGCTCACCACCGACAAAAACGGCTCGATCGAGTGTCAGTGCGAACGCACAGAGCCCAGAGGCGGAGCGCAGACTCGGTTCAATCGCGACGCGTACAACGACACCGCCCCCTGGAGCCGCTACCCAGCACGCCGTGAGGCTCCCCAAGCCGATAGTGTCCGGGTCACCTGTGAGTGCCCCTCGCGACGCCTCGCGAACCTTGGGCACCTCCCCGATTGCGCCTGGCTGCTAGAAAAGAGAAAGCGTGGGTGACTTCTTCCTCATGATCGGTACACTAGCCGCGGCGCTAGCCATTACAGCGCTGGGCCTCTGGGCTCTGACCTCACTGAAAGGGGACGAATGAAGCTCGAATCCAAATACGATATCGGCCAGAAGGTCTGGCTCGGAGAAGTCCATACTGTGCCCGAGACATACGACTGTCCAGTGTGTCTCGGCTGCTGCACGCTTGACTTGGTCGCCGCGAACCACGAGAGCTGGCCGGTGAACTGCCCACACTGCCGCGGCGGGGGCAAGGTCAACCGCTCGACCTACGTCGCCCGGACGCGCCCCTTGACTATTGGCATGGTCAAATACAACGACTTCGGCGACGGCTTCTCATACATGTGTGACGAGACCGGAATTGGCTCCGGCAGCTTGTGGGCGGAGCACAAGCTACGTCTAAGTGAGGCCTCCGCGCAAACTGACGCGGAACGACGCGTGCCCCCGGCCAACGCCAACTTGACCAGCCACAGCGCCGACTTCTTCATTTGGCCCTCCTCACGTCAGGATTGGCTCGAAGCGGAGCGCAAACGACTGCTGCGGACGAACACCGCGCTCCGACGCAAGAACAAACTACTCGAAAACAAGGACGGACTCCCCTTTTAATGGCGGGTAAGGGCGACACGTACCGCAAAGTCAACCGCGACGCGTGGGAAAACAATTACGAAAGGATCTTTCATGACGAAAACGAAGACGAAGCTGCCGCCACTCCACGGGGTGACGTTCCAGGAGTGGATGACAGCGCTCCGGAGCGAGACGTACACCCAGACGAGGGGGAAGCTGAGAGCGTACAAGAATGACGCCCCCTGCTTCTGCGCTATTGGCGTTCTCGGAGAGCTGGTGGCCAAGAAGCACCCCAAGAAGTTCGAGTGGGACGGCGCCCACTTCCGGAACACAAGGAACCGGGCCGGTAGTATGTTTGGCTTGTACTCCGCGCTACTTCCTACCGACGAGTGGGATCAGTGCATCGGCCACGCTTCCCGCCACAACGACTCCGGCCCCATAGGGTTCAACGACGTGGCCGACGAAATGGAGGAGTACTATGAGTAGCCCCCGCGACTCCCTCGGCGAGCTTCTGCTCCCCGGCCAGCTGATCTGCTACCCTGGCCGCGCCGGGGCGAGCATGTGGATCACCTTCGGGCTGATCCTTTCGGTCACCGACGGCATTGCACATGAGGACCCCTGGAGTCGTAAGTCACCGACAGTGACCGTCATGGCGACCCGTCCACACTACGGCACGAAGTGGGTGAAGCCCTACAAGACGCAGCTCACCGTACTGGACAATTTGACCCCCGTCAACGAGAGCCACGAGGCCTCGAAAATCCGCACCTGGCTGGAGGAAGCATGCAAATCCTAGTCTACGGCGCCTCAAACCCCGAGGTGCTCGCACAAGTCTCCCGCACACCAAATCTCACAATCAAGGGCTGCATTCACGACGCCCGCCACAACCAAAAGTGGCACGGGCTGGACACAGCCCCGCCGCACGCATGGCTCTCCATGCACTGTGCGAACACGGTCTGCTCCAACACGGGCGCACGCCAGGACTGCTACAACAGACTCAGGAGGGCGGGCCACACCCCGTACAGCCTGATAGACCCTTCAGTGGTACGGAACCGGGCCTCGGTAGGACGGGGCGCCTACATTCAGGCGGGCGTGCAGCTACAGGCGGGCGTTGTGCTTGGGGACAACGTCTCCGCCCACATGGGAGCGCTGATCGCCCACGAGTGCGAGATCGGCCACCACTCCTTCATTGGCCCCGGGGCGAACCTCTGCGGCCGCGTGAAATTGGGAGAGGGGGCATACATTGGCGCCGGAGCCGTTATACTACCCGGGTTGGAAATTGGCGACTGGGCGGTCATTGGAGCCGGCTCCGTGGTCACCCGCAACGTACCCTCCGGAACCACAGTGAAAGGCAACCCCGCAAAATGAAGCTCAAACTCAAACAAAAAGGTATTGAAAATAGGACGTTCAAGGCAGGCACAGTCCTCCTCGTGAACGGCTCGCCGTACCTCGTCATGCGAATCTCCTCGGGCTGGTCTCTGCTCTGCATGGAGAGCTACGACACCAACTGGTGTGGCACTGATCCCAGCGAATCTGGAGAAGAAAAGCACGATTTTACACAGCAGCTCTCCGGCGATCGTGTGATTGACCTCGGACTACTGGAGGTGGAAGTAGAGTAACACGGTTTGCGAAAATGCACCAACAGTAACGGTTGCCAACGACGGGCGGCGGCCAGGCTGAAACGGTGCCGACAATGTCTCGACAGTGCAGTGCGATCCAAGGAGAGGCGCCGCCGCAGAGCGCTCGACATCGTAGGAACTGCCTGTCGCATCTGCGGCAGCGAGGACATTTGGGTGCTAGAACTAGACCACATCCACAACGACGGCGCACGACACCGCGCACAGTTAGGAAACGCAGGTTCCGGTAACTCGTTCTACAGCTGGGTGATCAACCACCCAGCGAAAGCCCGTAAACAGGTGCAAACGCTTTGCGCCAACTGTCACCGGCGCAAAGGGCGCCTCAATCTCATGAAGATCTGGAAAAAAGCCCATGACTGACAACGCAATCCCCCCGACCCCGAAGTTCCAGCTCGTCGAGCTGACCACCGACATTGTCGCCCTCGAGACCCGCTTCAACGAGCTCGATCGCCAGGGCTACGAGCTGCACTCCATGGTGATTCAGGAGGGCTTCAACTTCGTCCTCTTCACCGCGGCGAGCCAGCAGAAGGCGGGTCTCCCCCCGGAACTCGCCCAGCTCATGTCGCAGCTCATGCCCAACCAGGACGGGCTCGACTACGACGACGACGCACCCGACAACATCTCTAAAATCGAACTGCCGTGAAAGTATTCCTGCGGCTACCTCACGACGTTGCGAGGCATCTGCAGGCTCGGCCCGAAATTCGCCCGAGTAAGCTGGCCGAACAGCTGCTCCGGGCGGATCTCGGTTTGAAGCGTGCCACGAACCAGCCCCGTATTGCCTACCGGCTCGAGATCTCCCAAGAGGTGGCCGATCTCCTGACAGCGCCGGCACAACAGATCCGCGCCGCGCTGACGCGCTGGTACGAAAGGGAACGCAAGAAATGAAAACCACTCTTGAGAACGATGGGTGGAAGGTGAGCTTCTCTAAACCTGGTGACGCTTTGGTTCTCCCCTCTGTGTTGCTCACGATCCTCAACGAAGAGGGCAGGCCCGAAGCCAGCACGACGCTCACCAAACACGACCTACTCTTTATCCTGAAGGCGGGGTGGCCCCGGTGAGCTGGGAACTACTGACCCACACGCTGCCCGGCGATCCGCTCTTCTGGCAGATTCCGAGGCACCTCGGGCCGCACCGAGTGCTCGCAGTGATCCCGGAGGTCCACCAAATGGTCGCGCCTCGCGGCGTGATCTCGGACGTCATGTTCGGGCAAGATCTCGTGCTCGCGCTGTCCGCCTGTGGCCTCGTCCGCCAGTACCAAGGCCGACTCTGGGGCCGCACGACCGACTCGTGGTGCGAGTTCTTCAACGACGGGCAGGCCTCGCTGTGGCTCATGGAGCACGTCATTTTTGTGACTGCCTCGCAGGAGAACTCCTTCAATCCTCCCTCGGACTGGAGTCTTTGGAACTCCAACCTCGACGAGAGGCTTTGCACTGCGTTGGGCTTCCTCTCGAACGCCTCCGGAGGTGACACGATCTCGCGGGTACTGCGCTCGCCGCCACAATCTCTGCCGCAACTCTTCTCGAAGGACGGGGAGTGGAACGGGGTGACTCGAGCCGTCGGCCTGATCCGCCACCCGTTCTGGACACCGCCGGGCGAAGTCGAGCCGGCAATCCTCCCAGCGTACCGCCGAGTGGAGCTGCCCGAGGAGTCCAACTACGACCACGTCCGAGCGCTCTACGCTCCGTTCGACCTGCCCGACTACGCCCACTGTGCGATCTACACGTACCTCTTCGGCTGCTTCCACGGCTGGTCACTCGAACACCCGCGGCCGATCTTGGTGGTGGACAGCTGGAACCGCGGGCGAGGCAAGACCGAGCTCTCGTCCTCGATCAAGTACCTACTCGACAAGAAACTGGGGGTCAAGGCCGCCCGCAAAGGAAAGGACGCCTCGCATGACGAATCGATCGCCGCGCTTCTGCTTTCTCGGGTGGAGGTTGTCGACAACCTCGACAAGGAGGTCGAGTTCACCCAGGACGTGGCGATCTCGGCCTGCACCACGGAGTACGAGGCCCGGCCGAAGTACGGACGGACCGTCGCCGAGTTCGCCGGGAAGCTCTTCATCTTCAACTCCGTAGTCGGCGCCGCGAGCCTTCACGCCGACTTCCAGTCCCGCATGCTACGGATCGAGATCCCGGGGGAATCGCAGCAGCTTTCCCACACCCCCACGGAGTTCGCGAAGCAGCACCGAGACACGATAATCGTGGAGATCCTTCACGCGCTCGCCCACGCGCCTCGAGTGGAGTCCCCTGAGAATCGCATGCGCCTCTTTTACACCGCGGGGCTCTCGGCCTACTGCCGGGTGTTCGACGTCGCTCCCGACGAAGCTCGACGTCGGCTGCAAGCTGCCATTCGCTCCGGTGCGATCTACCGCAAGACCGCGCTCGGCTACTTCATGCAGCAGCACACGAAGAAGCTCGACGACCCGTACTGGCCCGCTGGTGGTTGGTCGGAAGACAGACGCAGCATCATGGGTACAATACCCGTGGAACTCACCGACGCTGACGTTGGGGCCCGAGCCCACGGACTAGTCCTAGAAAAGAAAGACGGCAAGTATGTTTGGGTTTAAGGGACTGCGGCACGCCCGGTGCCACAAGGAGAACTCCAGGCTGGGCCTGGAGAACATAGAACTGCGCCGCCAGAGAAACGACTACCGAGACAGCTGGAAGGCCGCAGCCAAAGAAGCGGCCAAGCGGAAAATCGGCCAAGACCTTCTGCTGGACGACATCGACAAACTTACTCAGGCTAGGGACAGTTCCCTGGAACGGAACCTTGTCCTCCGTAAGGTGACGGATCAGGCCCGGGAGCAGAATCACCTCCTACGCCAAGCGCTCGCGGGAATCACAGTCCTTCTCAAGGACGCAGTTCTAGAAAGCGAGGGGGCCCTTGAAGATTCAGATCTTCCCACCGAAGATTGAGTTGGACGATGCCGACGACCTGGGCCCCGTCATAGCTTTCCTATTCGTGTCCACTTTCTGCCTAGTGATTCTAATCGCCGCCGTGTCTACAGCCCTAGGAGGCAACTAATGGACAAGCACCGCAACAGTGGAGAAACTCTCCGCCCTCACGATTTCATGTTCACCTACCCCGGCAAAGGCTTCAACCTTTTGGAGTCCGACCCGGACATTCTCGACATTGCCCACGGGTTGAGCATGCAGTGCCGATTCAACGGGCATGTGAAGAGCTTCTACTCTGTCGCGGAGCACTGCGTGAACGTCGCCATGATCCTCCGAGACCAGAACACTTCGGCGGAGCTACAGCTCGCCGGGCTCCTCCATGACGCAGGGGAGTCCTACCTTGGGGACATTACCGTGCCCGTAGCGCTGACCTGTGACATCTCGGAGGTGCGCACCCTAGAGAAGCGAATCATGCACCGTGTGTGTGATATGGCGGGGATCTGCCCCAGCTTCTTGAACCACGCGAAGCTCCACCAGGCGGACCAGGACATGGGGCGACTCGAGATCCAGAAGCTGATCCCGCAACACCATGACATGATCTCCTTCGAAGACCTGCCCCTTGGCATCCCGATCCGCAGCTGGGCCCCAGAGCAAGCGCGGAAGGCCTTCTTGGATTGGTACGACTTCCTGAGAGGAAAGCTCTCGTGAGACTACTGGCGATTGACACCGAGACCACACTTATTCCACCGCAGGGAACGGACAAGGTCAACACGCGCCACCACGTGCCAGACCTGATCGTCACGACGTACTCCAACCGCAACGAGCGCGGCGAAATGAAGTCGGGGCTTCTCATGTGGGACGACCGCCAGTCGCACCACGACCTGTTTGCCCAGGACGACGACGTGACCTTCGTGTTCCACAACGTAGCGTTCGACCTCGCAGTTCTGACCAAGGCTTTCCCGGAGCTGCGGGAGCGGCTGCAGAATCTCGTGAAGCAGGGCCGTGTGCTGGACACTCGAGTCATGTACCTACTGCGGAACACGGACCCAGCCGACCGGGCGATCACCCTCGCTCGGCTGGCGAAGGAGTTCCTTGGCGTAATCATGGAGAAAGGGGACGTTCGTACCTCATTCCGGAGAAACGTCCACCTTTCAAAGGAGCAGAGGGAGTATGCCATCGGCGACACCGAGCGCACGCTCGAGGTCGCGGAATCTCTCCTGAAGTTCGGTTACGGCACGATGCGTAACCACTACAAGGCGCCACCTCCCCAGAAGCTCATTGCGGCGAACCAGATCTGTGATCTCCCCGAACCCGACATTCTCTACTCCTCGGCCGCGGCCTGGTGCGCCTGGTACCTCGTCCCAACAGGAATGAAGGTCAACCGGGAGAACCTCGCCACGATCCATGGTGAGTTCGGCGAGAAGGCCACGACGCTCCGAGTCGCACTGATCGGCGAAGGCTTGGCACGCATGGAGCGCAAGCCGAAGGTCACGCCGGTGAACCGCGGTAAGCTCACCGGGACGTCCGACATGGGGCGCAGGTGGGAGCCCTACTCTCTCGAACCCCCCACTCTCGCTCGGGTCTGGAAAGGCCACATGGAGACCGTCGAAGCGAAGGTGGTCATGAATCAGTCCGCCATTCGCGACGAGTTTCGACTGTTTGCTAAGGATCATGAGTTCAATCCTCCGATTTCGGGTAAGACAGGCCAGATCTCGCTGAAACGAGACGACTGGAAGGACTACGAGAAGATGCTGCCCGGCGCGCTCCGGACCTACATGAAGTTCCAGCGCGTGAACAAGTATCTGACCGCATTCCTCCAGCCCCTCATTCGTGCCAACGCACATGAGGCGAAGGCGTCATATTGGATTCCGGGAGCGGTGACTGGCCGCTGGGCGTGCTCCAAACCAAACCTACAACAGGTTCCCAAAGCGGGCAACATCCGCTCGATCTACATGCCGCGGGAGGGGCGCATCTTCGTCCAGGCGGACTACCCCACGCTCGAGCTGTACACTCTCGCCCACTCCATGCACTGCATGGGGATCGAGGGGCCGCTGCTCGAGTCGCTGCAGTCGAAGGTGGACATCCACATCATGACGGCGGCGCTCATGTACGGCAAAGAGCCTGGTGACGTAGCTAGTGAGGAACGGCAAGCGGCGAAGGTGGCCAACTTCGGGCTGCCGGGGGGCATGGGCGTGCGGCGCTTCTTCATGCAGTCCAAGATCATGGACCTCGGTTGGACCCGAGACCAGGCCTACAAGATCCGCAACAAGTGGTTTGCGGCGTACCCCGACATTCGGGAGTACCTCTCGCTGTTCGACGTCAACGCCTACAAGCAAATGAAGCCCCACGGCATGGAGACGCGGGAGTGGTTGGAGCGACTCGGGTTTGACCCCGACGACACCTGGCCGACTAGCTTCGACGTGATTCAGAAGATCAACCGCGGCGGGATCTACACCGTAGTGCTCCCGTCCGGCCGCCGCATCCCCGATCGTGGGTACAGCGCAGCGGCGAACTCCTTCTTCCAAGGCATGGGTTCCGACGTGGTAACCCGGGCCTTCAATCTGGCGTGTGAGGCCCCCCTCGAAGTGGTCTCCGTGGTACACGACAGTCTCACGCTTGAGACCGAGATCGGAGCGGAGCACCTCGAAGGACAGCTCTTGTGCAAGCTCATGGGCGACGCTCTAATCGAAGCGTGCCCCTCAGTGCCGCGCCCCATTTTCGAGTACGACGTGAACGAGGTATGGAAATGAAAGACGTGTTTCTAGGGCTGTTGATACTAGCTGGAGCAATGATAGCCCTGATAACCCTGCTCAACTTCGCCAGAGAATGGCGCATGGAGGATGGCCACAGCCTGGCGTCTAAGCAGATCTCTCTAGAAGAGTTCAAGGTCGAGACAGCCAAGAACGCCGAGATTGAGATCGCGGGAATCACAGCCTCTTACAAGGTCGAGATCGAGAGGGTTTACTGGCAAGGCGTGTGGAACTTCGTCCACTACATTGGCACAGCGCTCGAGAAGATTGGCGCTGTGATTGACAATCTGTTCGACTCGGAAGAACAACAACTGCAAAGGCTCAAACGAAGATGAGAGAATTCGCAGACGCCGTTCTCACCTTTTGCGCTGTCATGGGGGCTGGCATCCTCTGTGTGTTGACCGTGGGCATCTTCTTCGTCGCCAAGGAGTGGATGTGGGAGCGCCGCTCTCGTTCCATAAGGTGCTCAAACTTCTACAAAATGTTCCGGGAGCTACGTTCGGGAGCAAACGAAATGCATGAAATGTGGCTCGAGTCCCACGGGCCTTGTGAGGCGACAGAATACCTCAAGGAAGTACTAGAGAGGGCCAATGAGCAACCCTAAGAACCACAGCTTCTCCCGCATGGACACGTTCCTGAACAAGTGCCAGCGTGCGCACGCTTTCGACGCTCTGATTCCAGAGGTGAAGAAGAATGCGATCCTGGCCAAGGGTTCACACGTCCACGACGGGCTCGAGTGTCTCGCCAACCTCATGATCAAGGAAGGAATGACTGCGCTCGAGGCCGCAGAGGAAGTTGCCACGAACCAGCCCGAAGGGTACCTGAAGGAGCCGGAGTTCGCGAACTACATGCACCGCGGCGCCGAGGTGTTCCAGTACATTAAGCCGGTCGTTGCGGAGGAGTGGTTCGAGCTCCGAATCCCTGACGAGGTCGGGCAACCGAAGCTCGTGGGTAAGATCGATCTGCGGTCCTCTGTCGTCCCCGGCTTTGACCACAACGGTCTTCCTGCGACCATCCTGAAGGAAGCCCAGTGTGTGCTTGACCACAAGACCACGGGCAACCCGAAGAATATCAAGTCTCACTACGAGGCGAAGAACTCCCTGCAGCTGCGCATCTACTGCATGGTCACCGGAGCCCGGCATGCTGGGTTCCTCTACTACCTCCCGACCGGCCCCGTAAGAGGCGTAGTCGTGGAGTTTTCTGACGAAGACATCGAACTCACAAGAAAGTACTTGCAAGAGAACATGCAAGTGATAGACTGGCGCTGGATGGAAGCCAAGCGAGTTTCGGGGTGCGGCAACGGAGCACCCGAAGTCCACGGTTTCAACTTGCGACCTTTCTCCCTCTCACCAACGCCAGGGTACGGTTTGTGCCAGGCAAAGTACTGCCGACATTGGGACCAATGTCTCGGCCGAAAGGATTCAGATTGACTAGTGCTGCTGATCTCGCGAAACACGTTGGGGGCTTCTTCACTGTTGCAGAAGCTGCGGACCTCCCCGCAGACAACGTTTTCACCGTCGTAAAGGCCGGCCTCAAGGAGGTCGGGCAGGGGTCGAAGGCGGAGGAGAAGCCGGTCCTCGAGTTCCTCGAAACCAAGAAGGCCCTCGTCCTCAACAAGGGTCGGTGCAAGGACCTCGCAACCCTCTTTGGGGACGATGACCTCAAAGGGAAAAGGATCCGTCTGTTCACGGAGGGCGGTGACCCGATCTCCATCATCTCGCCTGAGTAGTTTTATGGGCCCGGGGACTTGCGGTGCTGATATAGGCAGCATGCGAAGAACCGGGCCCCTTTTGTAGGAAGGCAGAAATGTCTGAGAGTGAAATCCGCCAGCTCCGGCTGGAAGTGGGCCGCTTGAACACGGCTCTGATCGCCGCCCGCAACGGCAACCGACAGAAGCGCGACGACTTCGCGAACAAGGTGAGTGCCGAACTCGCCGTGATTGTCATGCGGCTGGACGAGCTTGAAGCGAAGCTCGCAGCCTGGGAAGAGGAGAGCTAAATGTTCATTGGATTCGTCGGGGAGGCGCGCTCCGGTAAAGACAGCGCCGCCGGTTACTTGTTCGAGCACCACAAGGACAAGGTCAGTAAGGCGCTCTCGTTCGCCAGCCCCCTGAAGGACGCTGCCATCGAGATCTTCGACCTTGACTTCAATGAGGTCCAAGGACTGGACGGGTACGATCGTGAGGCCATTCACCCTGACTGGGGCATTTCCGTTCGACAGATCCTCCAGGACTTGGGCACGGTTGTACGCCAAACGTTTGGCGAGGACCACTGGGTCAAACGCACCCTTAACGGCGACCCCGAGAACACCATTATCACCGATGTCCGGTATGAGAATGAGGTCTCGGCCATCCGTGCTGCTGGGGGGACGATCATTGGACTGATCCGAACGGGCGACGACGCGCCTGAAGTGCGGCAGCACAGCTCAGAAGAAATGGCCCGGACGCGCTTGCACGAGGTTTCGGACCATGTCATCTCTGCTTCGACGTTGGGCGAGCTCTTTAGGAAGCTCGACACTCTTATGGGCGAACTTTCCGAACGCGGATCACCATCCCTCTTGGGATAGTAGTCACCCCACCAATAGTGCCGTCGGCCTCTTCCCAGTCCTCGAAGAGGCTGTCGGCCAACATGACTGCTAGCTCGTTTGCCTGAATGAAGAAGCCGAGGGTGCGACAACGCATCTTCGGCCACTTCACTTCCTTGACTCCCACCCAGCCCGAATCCCCCGTGGCATCATCCCAGGTAATCTCCACCCGGTCGCCCGCCTTCAACTTCTCGATCTTCATTTGTCCCTTTGCAGGTGGCGGATGATCGTGTCAAGGTTCCTGTCCATTCGATCGAACTTCTTCTCGAGCCTCGCGTCGTTCTGTTTCCCTTCCTCGATACTCTTCTCAATGTTGCCTACCCACGACCAAGCGGTGGTCGACACCGCCGAGATCGCCACCAGTACCGCCGAGATGATGCGCTTCCACGGAATCACCGAGAGGATCTCGACCTGCTCGACACCCTCCTTCGGGCCCGTGATCTGCCCTTCAGGGGAGACCATGACCATAGCTCTGCGCTCCGTCGCGTACACGCAGAAGTGCTGGAACTCCTCGTCCTCGAACACCCCAACCACCTGTAGATGGACACTCGCCGTCCCGCCGCCCTTGCGGAGGTACGTTTTGTTCATGTCAAACGACTCACGTTGGCCCGAAAGAATCTGCCCCACCATTGCAAGATCGTGAGGCACGTCGTCCGGGTCGGTGATACTCATCCAGGTGCGGAGCAACAGCTCCGAAGCGCTGTAGCCTGTGAGCAATTCATAGGCCGGGTTCACCCAGAGGAACTGCCCCTCCCGGTGTACCAGCGCCATAGCTGAATCGTTGTGCTCTGCGAAGACCGAGAAGTCTCGTTGGTTGGGCTGGATCACTGGCGGGCTTCCTTAAGCACCTGGTTCGCGCGCATGTACTTGTCCACAGTGAGATCCTCGATCTGTTCGCGGGCTTCGGCGTTCGCGTGCCACAGGCTGGTGACTTCGTGCATCAGCGCTAGCTTCTGCTTGTTCTTGTCAGAGATGTCGGACCGTAGCTCGAGGGTCTTCTCGATTAGATTCATGGTCTGGGAGAGCTCTTCCGAGTTAGCCGGTCCACGCAACCCTCCGCTACGAGTGAGCGCATACTGCCTGAAGAGGTTGTCAACCATCTCGTCCGGCGCGCCCCTGGTCGTCATCATCCGCGCGACAATGAAGCCGCGTCGAAGCACACTCATACTCTCAAGTGCCTCGTCATACCCATCACCCATTTGAAGCATGCGCGACGAGGCACTTGAGAGTATGAGTGTGCTTCGACGCGGCTTCATTGTCGCGCGGATGATGACG